TTAGAGGTTTTCAGAGAGACTTCTCATGAATTCAGTGAATTTTTGAGAAGTTTTTTCTTTCATGCTATTTGTCATATGAGCATAGATATTCATGGTTGTTTGAATATCTTTATGACCTAAAATTTCTTGTATCTCTTTGACGCCAATACCAGCCTCAATTAAGAGGGAAGTAGTTGTATGACGTAAAGAGTGGGGGGTGACGAATTTATTAAAGGAAGTCTTTTTTAACAAACGAGTCATCCGAAACCGTATAATTTGTGGTAACTCTGGATGCCCACTAGGTTTTGCAATAACAAAATTCTCGTCCAAATAATCTTTTCCTGTAAGTAACTTAATTTTTGATTGTTCAACTTTATGTTTGTGTAGCATGTTCTTGATGAACGGATCCATTGGTATAGTCCGAATAGAACCTTCTGTCTTAGGTGTTAGCAGTTGATACCCATTTATACTATTGTTTGGATTGTAAAGCGTTTTTGTAATACTGATAGTCGAATCCTTAAAATTAATATCAGACCATTTTAAAGCTAATAACTCTCCAGAACGCATTCCTGTATATGCTAAAAGGGAAAACATCTGATAATCTAAATATAAGCCATGACTTTTAGTAATTTGAAGAAATTCTAGCAGCTCATCTTTTTCTAAAAACTTTACTTCTTCTTCAGTATTTTCAATGTCTTCGATGGTTTTCTGCTTTTTAGGCATCTTAACTAAGGAAGCGGGGTTTTGGTGGATAAGATCCAACTCCAGAGCATACTTAAATATCATGTTAGCTACTGCTTGAATACTTGTAAGTGTGTTATGAGCGTAGCCTTTGTCATGTAACATATTCAGCACATTTTGATACGTATTTCGTTTAATTTTATTAACTTTTAGAGAGCCTAGAAAATACTTTAAGTGTTTTAGGCTTTTTTTACGGTTTAATACCGTACTAACTTTGACCGTTTTTTCATAGGATCTCAGCCATTCATCTGCTAAATCAGCAAATAGTACATCTTTTGTAGAAAATTGAACACCTTTATACAGCTGATTTTTTAATTTAGTATAAGCTTCAACAGCTTCTTGACGTGTAGCAAATCCTCTACGTGTTGTTTGCTTTCTTTTTCCCGTTATAGGATCTATTCCAATATCAATCTTGAACATCCATGTATAACCGGATTTAGCTGTTTTGGATTTTACTTTTCGTAAGTGCAAGATAGACGCCTCCTTTAAAATTTTGATTAAATTGCCACAGTTAGTTATAACATAAATATCACCTCCATAAAGGGAATGTATGTTCGTTTATGTAGGTAAAAGAAAAGCCCTCTTACAAGGACTTTCCTATAGCTGTTTATTACTTAAGATTAATTAATTCTGTTTCTGTTCCAAAAGCACCAGTCTGAACTTGTAATTGTAAATCTGTAGCTTCAGCTACTTCTGGAGCCAAATCAAATACTACCTTACCACTCATTTCAGAGTCTGGATTTAAGTCTTGTGCCATAAAGCTGTTTGTAATATTTCCATCTTCACCTTGGTTTGCAGAAAGACTAGCTGCAGCATCTGCTTCATATGTCTTTCCACCGCGTTTTAATTTAAAGAAGCTAGAATCAACCATTACAGCTTCTTTACCGTTATTTTTAACCTTTACATCAACTACAAGGAATTTCTGACTAGCTTTCTCTGGTAAAGAAGATGGACCAACTTGATCAGCTGTTGATTTATCGTTTACTGTATAATTCATATCCCCAACTTTAACTTCTTGACCCATTGCATAATTACTTTTCTTTGTCTCTTGTTTTTTGTCTCCTGATGAATCAGAAGTTTTACTATCATCGTTGCCACCTGAAGCTACTGCAATAATAACAATTAGAGCTACAAGCACGATGAACCCCAAACAGCCAAACTTAAAAAATTTCTTCATACGTCTTACTCCCTTTTATAAAATATTTATGTCTATAGGCATAAAGCCTTCAACATTGAAAAAAATAACAGTTAAATAGACTTTTGGCAACAGTAAAATATAACCATTTTGCCCTCAAAAAAATTTAAATATAGATTTTTTAGTAATTTAAGAGTTAAAAAACCGACCCAACGAAAACCCAACCACACCCCGACGGACACCCGACAGATACCCAACGGACCGAATCTCAAACCCATTGTGGCTCTAAGGTTGAAAGGCTGTAAAAAAATACTAATACCTAACGAAAACCCAACAGATACCCAACCACGACCCGACCAACACCCAACTTATATTAATAACAGCATTAATAACAGCATTACAACTAGAATGATTATGCGCGCGTGATTTTAAAAGAAAATCATTCTAGAGTCAAGAATTTTCTAAAATCTTTTGAGGTAAGCAAGGTGAGTAGGAACACCTTGCATTCGCATAATATCTTGTTTGGTTAGACGTGTATCTTGATAGCTATGTATGATCTCATCGGGAAGTAATAATTCCACAGCGAAAGCATTTGCCTGTCTTTCAAATTTGTTAACTGAGAAAAGAGTATTGTTACGTAAAAACGAAGTGTTATGAGTAGGGTGCAAAATAGCATGTCCTAATTCATGAGCTAAAACAAAATTACACTCCTTCTCAGAAAGGTTATCATTAACGAAAATAAATTGATTTCGTCTTTCGTATTTGTACATACCTTGAACTTCATCAGGGAAATCCCAGGGAACAATCTGAACGCCCATTTCTTCAGCAATTAAGAGAGGGTCATTGGTTCCGTATTTCTCGATGAGTTTTCTAACGACTGAAGAGATAAGTATCTGCATGAGGTGTCACTCCTGATTATCACGATGTTTTTTGGGAATATACTTTTTATTAATTCGTGTAGCTTGTCTAATGGCATATTCCATCGCGTCGAGAATAGATTCTTTCGCTTCCTCACTCATCGGTTCACCCATAAGCATGTATCCGTCATCGTTAGATAGATCCTCTTTAATTTTTTCCATGCGCTTAGCAATGTCTTTTTCGTCTTTATCTGTTAATTGAGGAGAGGTCTCTTTCAGAAGGTTGTTACCGTCCGCCATATAACCCGCGACTCTCATTAATGACTCATAGTCCTCTTTAAGTGCTTCGGAAAGTTTTTTTATTGTAGTTGCTTTCGGAACACCACGCTTGCCATTTTCAATTCTTGACAATTGAGCAGCGCTTATTTCTGAATAAAGAGCAACTTGATTGAGAGTTAAGTTTTTTGACTCTCTTATCTTTTTGATATAACTACCGAAATCGCTCATAAAATCATCCATTCAATCATTATTTATTGCATTTGTAACCTAATGATAAGAGGGTTTGTTACCAAAAGGCAATTAATTTAAAATAAATTTCATAAAAAGTGTTGCCTTTTGGTAAAATAGTTGGTATATTATTCCCATAAGGTAATTACCAAAAGGTAAAAAGGAGGTGCACGACTTGGAAAACACAACAGACATCGTTGTAAAGGTTGATTTCTTAAGGGACTATCTTTCTCAAAAAGAGCTTTCAGAAAGTAGATTCGCAGAAATCATAGGGGTTGCTCATAGTACCGTTAATCGGGTTCTAAATGGAAAAAGAAACCCAGGTAGTAAATTTATAGCTGGTGTATTAAAAAATTTTAGCGACTTAAGTTTTGAAGCAGTATTTTCTTACGAAAATGATTTACCAAAAGGTAAAAATGTTTAACCTAGGAGGTCATCAAGTGAACATATTCGATTCTGTTAGAAGCAGAAGAAAAGAGCTTGGTCTTACTCAGAAGCAACTGGCAACTAAAGCATCCGTTTCCCTTTCAGTTGTTCAACAGTTGGAAGGCGGTAAGCCTTATAACCCAAAAAGTAAAAGCTTTTTCAAAGTAGCAAAGGCACTAGAAGTTGAAATTGATCTCTTACTATTTGGATGCGCTTGGCCTGAAGGAAAAGAATTATGACCTGGCAAGAGTTGCTCACATATTGGTTCGTTATCACAACATTCAACGTTTTTATTTTAGGATTAAGCTTTCATTTATTTCGAGAATCTATTAAATCAATCAAACGAAAAGGTGGTATTCGCAAATGGATAATTCAATCAGTGTCTCCATCGACATGGCGCCGCTTATGGAACGATTAAATAAGCTTGAGGAGCGAATTATTCAATCTTCACAAAAATCTTGGTTAGATGAATATCCAAACATGCTAACCATATCTGATCTAATGGAGATTTTAGGCATCAAACGTACAAAAGCATCTGAATTGTTGAACCGTGAAGATTTTCCGGTTTTCAGACTGGCTGGCACTAAAATCCCAAAACATTTATTCATTCGTTGGATAGAAAGCCACACTGAATGGCTTGAAAAAAACACAAATTTTTCTACTCCAAAAGCTATTTAATAAAGGGCTTCTAGTATAAGGGTAACATGCAAACAAGCCATAGAAACAGGCACGAAATATGGCTGCAATATCAGAAACTGACAATTAAATATGGCAGGGAGAGGTAGTTATGAAAAGAAAAGCAAACCTAGGAGAAATCTTGAAGGAGCAAGGGAAAACGCAAACGGAATTTGCGAATGAAATTGGCTATGATCAATCCACTATTTCTAAATGGGCTAACGGTAGCCGGATTATTGCAAAAGAGGCCAAACCTATTTTAGCGAGAGGCCTCGATAGTTTTAAATACTACATCGGTACCATGAAAGAAACAGCAGGAATTTCATTAACTCCTTACATGAACGGAGATCGAATACACAGGGATATTGCTTCAATGCGAATGCTTGTTGAAAAGGAGCGAAAAGAAGTAGAAGAGTACTGGAGAAAAGATTTCTGGCACATACCTCCTGAGTTCGCTAATGAGATTGAACGCGAAGAGGTTAGGCAGTTCATAAAAGAGTACTCAGAAAAGCTTGCAGCTGAATTCAATCTACTCGCTGTTGTTTGTGAAAGGTACGGTTTCTCTTTAAAGCAAATTGATCAGCAGTTAGAAATGACCTTTAGATCAAGGGGGCTAGTAAAGTGAGTGTACAAGCTATAAACATCTATGAGCGAGCAAGAGATCTAGAAGAGTCCGGATGGGCAGTCATTGAGTCAATCGATTTAAACGCAGATATGCAGGAGTTACAGGAAGAAGCATTTGACACAGTATTTGCGGCTAGGAAAATTCAAAAGCAGTCATTAAGTCGAGTGGAACGGATTGTAGCAGATATGAAAAGCAAAGGGCTTGATGTTGATATCGTACCACGTTACCTCAAATTTAAGGAGGAGACAAGCTATGTATAAGATTCCAATGATGAAAGCCAGTGAAGTCAGTAAGTGGTGTAAATATTTGAAGGGTAGACCAGTTTTGCTATTAGATATCGAACGTAGAATCCGCCAAAACATGTGCGCAAATAAAAAGACAGTCAGCTAATTGGGATAGCTAACTGCCTTAAACATAATACAAAATGTGTATCTAAATTATACCACATTACATAAGTGGGCGACAAGCATTGTTCTTGTCGTCATGGTCAGGAAAATCCTTTATTTATCGGTCCTTAACCGTAAAGGCACAACTCATTTTCCTGGTCATGACGATGCGAATAGTTAGCATCAGAAAGTAGGTGAATAACATGCATTTAGAACATCCTGAAATCACTCAAGTAAATCGTACAGGATACGTAAATATGGTTGCTCAATCTGAACATGCTGGAGTTGATTATTTCGGAACTGAAATTCTTATCGGTGATGAAATCGTAACGGATGATAACACGGGTGAAGTGGTCTTGAAAGAAGATTTGGAAAAGTACCTGGAAGAAGAGTATGGCTTCAAATTTACAACTGCAAAATAAAAAGCCTGCACGGCTAGGTGCAGACTTTAAATGTTAAAGAATTTTAAGGTACTTACAGTTTATTAAAAAACTTTATAAAAAGCAAATGGATGGTGATATCAATGCAAGCTGAAATCTTAATACCTACATCTAACATGAGTGAAGCTGAATGGTTAGGACATAGACAAAAAGGCATTGGTGGATCAGATGCTGGTGCCATTGCTGGATTAAGTAAATGGAAATCACCAATTGGAGTTTATCTTGATAAGATTGGCGAATCACCTTCTGAAAGTAATAGCAGCGAAGCAGCCTATTTCGGACATGTTCTTGAAGATGTTGTGGCACAAGAATTTTCTAAGCGAACAGGTTTAAAAGTTCGAAAACGTCAAGCAATACTTCAACATTCAAAACATAACTTCATGCTAGCTAATGTAGATCGATTAATCATTGGCAAAAAAGAAGGCTTGGAATGTAAAACAGCTAGTGAATATCTGAAAGGTGATTGGGAAGAGGAAGAAATTCCAGCTCAATACTTGATTCAATGTCAGCACTACATGGCTGTCACTGGCTATGAAGCATGGTGGATTGCTGTTTTAATCGGAGGAAATAAATTTGTTCATAAAAAAATAGAGCGTGATGAAGAAATTATTAACTATTTGGTTGAGATTGAATCTGATTTTTGGAACAATCACGTTCTTAAGAAAAATCCTCCTGCATTTGATGGTTCAGAAGCTTCAACTAATTTATTAAAAGCCATGTATCCAGAAGGGGATATTAGCTTAGAACCTGTTGAATTAGCTCCTGAAGCATCTGACTTAATTTCAAACTATGAACAAGCAAAAGTAGAAGAAAAAGAAGCTTCCGAACGTCGTAAAGAGGCTGAAAATAAATTGAAGTCATTACTGGGAGAACGCGAAGTAGCATATGCAAGTGATCGTTTAGTTACTTGGAAAACCATTAGTAGCTCGCGTGTTAACTCCAAGTTATTAAAAGAAAAATATCCAGAGGTGTATGAAGAAGTAGCTTCAAGTTCGTTATCTCGTAGATTCGGAATTAAATAAGGAGGACATAAAATTGGCAACTAACAATTCAGTTAAAAATCAATTAGCGCAACGAAAAAACAACGTAGCGAAAACGGAGGACACGGGTTTTCAAGGTCAGCTAGCTACAATGTTTAAGCAACAATTTAAAGCAATTACTTCTATCGCCCCAAAGCACGTCACTCCTGAGCGTTTAATACGTATTGGAATGAATGCGGCAAGTCGTAACCCTAAGTTAATGGAATGCTCCCCAGAATCAATTGTAGGAGCTGTGGTTAATTGTTCGGTACTTGGTGTTGAGCCCAATTTATTAGGACATGCTTACATCGTTCCTTTTTTCAACGGATCAACAAAACGTATGGAAGCTCAATTTCAATTAGGGTATCGAGGTCTTATTGACTTAGCTAGGCGTACAGGTGAAATCACAAGCGTATACGCTCATGAAGTGTATGAAGGTGACGAGTTCGAATACAGCTATGGTTTAGATAAAGATTTAAAGCATAAGCCTATTGGTGAAGAAGATGAAAGTAAAATCACTCATTTTTACGCAGTATACAAATTAAAAGATGGAGCTTTTGACTTTATTGTAATGAGTCGTAAGCAGGTAGAAAAACATAGAGATCGTTTTACGAAAAGCCAAAAGAATGGCAACGTATTTGGTCCTTGGAAAGACCACTTTACTGAAATGGCCAAGAAAACAGTTCTTATCAAGCTTTTAAAAACGGCTCCTATCTCAATCGAACAGCAAGAGACAAGAACAGTTATGGAAGGCTTACAATACGATAGTTCCGTTAGCAAGGTCAAAGAAGGACAATTCGGTGATGGATTTATCGATGCTGAATATCAGGTGGAGGAAGATATGGAAAACAATCAACCTCAGCAAGAAGTACCAGGGGAAAAGCCAAGCGCCTTTGACTTTGGAGGAGAGGAAATCGATATCAAAGATGAGGATTTACCTTTTGATAAATGAGAGAAGAACGCATAGCATTCCCTCACTGTTATAAGTTTTTATCAAAAAACAAAGAGCAATATGAAGGCTATATTCAAGCATTTCTTAAGCTATATCATCCGGATCTGAAAATGATCCGGATTGAAAAATACTACGTGGTTTGCACCAAGAAATAATGCCTAAAGGAGTGAGTGCGGGGCATGAGTCAACTTACAACGGGGTTTGTTATTCTGCCCCGGCTGACATTCAAAAATAGATTTGATCAATCGCTATACAGCATTTTTATAGAAGAAGCTAATTTTGCTACAAACGAGTATTTGGAACGTGGTCAAGCTAAATTCAAAATGAGCGAGCTGTCCAAAGAACTACATACAACAAGAGATATGGTTCGAAATTCTATTATGAGGCTGGAGAAAGACGGTCTTATTAAAAAAGAGCCATTACCACAAAATAAAGGCATTCTCGTGACAATTATCAACTACGATGAATATCAAAGTCTAGAAACCTATCAAAAGTCGAAGGAGACCAAGATAGAGCCTCCTAGAGAGTTGGTTCAATTAGTAGAAAGCGAAAGCAATCCTTTTGATCAAATAGAAAATAAATTCATTCAGCAAAGAGCTGCAGGCTTAGTTATAAGCGCCTCAGACGCTCAAGCAATTAATGAAGTGTTAAGACTAGGCATTCCATTAGAAACGATTCTAGAGTGGATGGATACAATCTATGCGCACTATCTTAAAAAGAATAATGGACGGACAATTAGATCCTTTAAATATTATGAAGAAGCCATTAAGACTCAACAGCAAAAGCTGCAGCAACCTAAAACGAATGTTACGCCTTTTCCAAAACAGAAAAAGGAAAACAGCATCGATGCACTAGCAAGGTTTGCTCAAAAGCATGGGGTCAAGTTAGGAGGTACACAAGATGGAAATACATGAAGCGCTAGACATTCTGCAAAGAATAGCTGCTTCCTACACACAGTTTGATTTGACTGGTGAAATCGGAGAACGACGAATTGAGGTTTGGTCTTCACATCTAATGAAAATGCCATATAAGCCAGTTCTAGAGCGAGTAGATCAACATATTCTTCGTGAAAAGTTTCCGCCAACTATCGCGGAAGTTTCGGTTAAAGTTCAAACAAATAATGAATTCTTGGACGAGCAATCTCAATGGAGAGAACAAGTCAAGCAAGAGAAAAAAGCAGGTAATCATAAAACATTTGTTGATCATCTGCCACCAGAGTTAAAGAAAAAGTACGGTTCCTTTTTAAGGAAGTGAGGGTGAAAACGTGGAGTATCAATTAGGGGTAGAAAATATCGAAGCAGAACAAGCAGTTTTAGGTTCAATCTTTCTTGAGCCAGATTTGTTAGATGAATCGATTTTACAAGCACAGCAGTTTTCAAAACCATCCCATAAAACCATTTTCAAGGCGATGAAAGAGGTTCAAGAAGCAAATAAACAAGTAGATATAGTAACAGTCGTAACGCAGCTAGGAGAAGCCATTGAGCAATTAGGTGGAGTTTCCTATCTAAGTGATTTAACAAATGCTGTTCCATCGACAGCGAATTTTAAAACCTATGAACAAATGATTTTGGAATCCTATCGAGTCAGAGAAGCACGGAAGTTAGGAGCCAAATTAGCAACTGTGACAAGTGAAGAAGAGGTACCAAACATTCTTCAATCATTAGGTGAGTTACAGGATATCAAACGAAAAAAGAATCGTACCAAAAGCGATGTTCTCGCAGATATCTTCTCTGATATGAGTACTCCAACGCAAGGGCTCACAGGTATAGACACTGGATTAGATGACTTAAACCGCATGACTGGTGGTTGGCAGGGCGGAGATTTAATTATTGTTGCTGCAAGACCTTCAATGGGTAAAACAGCATTTGCTTTGAGTTTAGCCCAGGCAAATTGTGAAAAAGGCGGTGTGTCCGATATCTTCTCACTTGAAATGTCTGATACACAGCTAGTTAAGCGTATGTTGTCCGGTCTTGGACGAGTAAACGGAAAGAAATGGTCAAATCCATTTGAAGAATTCACGAATGAAGATCATGAAAATATGGCGAATGCAATTGGTCACTATGAAAAGTGGAATATCAACATTCATGATGAGCCTACTCAAACGGTCTACGATATTCGTTCAAAAATAAAGGAATCATTCAAGGAACATCCAGATAAAAAACATTTAGTCATTATTGATTATCTGCAGCTCATTTCATCTGTCGGGAAGTTTGAACGCAAAGACTTAGAAATTGGTCATATCTCAGGCATGTTAAAGAAAATTGCGCGTGAGTTTAATGTACCTGTCATCGCTTTATCACAGCTTTCCAGGGGAGTAGAACAACGTCAGGATAAGCGTCCGATGATGTCCGACATTCGTGAATCAGGAAGCATTGAACAGGATGCAGATGTTATCAGTTTTTTATATCGGGATGATTACTACAACAAGGATTCAGAAAATCCAGGCATTACAGAAATCATCTTAGGGAAGCAGCGTAACGGTCCAGTAGGTACTGTACAAACATTATTTAGAAAAGAATACGGCCAGTTCCTCAACTTGTCACGTCAGCTAGAGGCCAAGATGGAGGCTGAGTTAATTGGATAAATACGATGTGTTTTATGAAATGAAAAAGTACTTTCAACAAACAGGTCAGGTAATGGATCCTCATGTATTTGCTTCTCAATTTAAAGGAGCGTTTACCACTACTGAAGGTGTAGAAGGAATTCTAATGTTTGATCAATACCTAAACGATGAGGTGAGAAATCATGGCTCTATTAGCTAAAGCTGTTCGTCAACGTCAAAATTATTTAATCAATGAATTAGTGCGGTACGGATATTTTAAAGCTTCTAATGGCAGACAGTTATACGAATTAAGTCTAACTGAGTTAGAGCAAGTTCATATCCAAGTAAAATCCAAGTTCGGCAAGCAATTAGGAAACGGGGAATGATGAAATGATTGAATTCACGGTATACGGGGAGCCAGTCGCACAGGGACGCCCAAGAGCAAGTACTCGAGGCGGTTTCGTTAAAATGTATGATCCAAAGAAATCAAAGGATTTCAAACAGTATGTGAAGCTAGTTGCTTCTGAATATAAGCCGGATCAATTACTTTCAGGTCCCTTACAGCTTAATGTGAAGGTGTTTAAACCAACACTTAAGTCTTTCAGTAAAAAGAAAAAACTTGAAGCAGAGCAAGGTTTGTTACGCCCTATCAGTAAGCCAGACGTTGATAACTACGTAAAAGGCATTAAAGATGCTTTAAATAAAGTCATTTGGAATGATGACAGCCAGATTGTTGATTTGCATGTAAGTAAATTTTATTCCGAAACACCTCGTATTGAAGTAGCTGTGCAAATGCTTGAAGTGCAGCAAGAACAAATGTCTTTACTATCAAATTAAAATTCTAGGGGGAAATTAATTATGTCATATGCAGAATTCAATCCAGTGGTTAAAAAGGTAAATCTTAAAGCAGACGGCAAAAAAGAAATCGTTCTTGAAATTGGTGATTCTGGTTTAGATGGAAAGCTTGATACATTGGCAAAAATGATTGGTTGCACGGTGCAATGCGCTATTGAGTCTCAAGTAGTTAACTTTAACATCACATTAAACGCTCAGACAAATGAACCTGTTACAACGTATAAAGTGGATAACAAAGGTATCGTATCTGAAGTAGAGCCAGAAGCAGAGCAACTTGAAGCTAACCTTGGTCTTCCTAAAGAAAAAGTGAAAACAGTAGAAGAAAAACAAGAAATCGAGTTAGCAGTGGTTGATGAGTTCATTTCAAGTGGCCTTGCTCCACAATTCGAAACAGAATTTGCTTATGATATTCCTCAAGTCATTAAACGGAAAAATGATGGTGAAACGTATATGAAGATTGCAAATGAATTAAATATCTCCTCTGGAACTATTGTGGAGCTAGTAGATCAGTACCGTGCTAAGGTGGCTCCTTTAGCTGAGAAGTGGAAGGAATGGAAAGATAGCCAGGATGAGCAAACAGAAACGCCTGCTGAAGCTAAAAAAGAAGCGAAGGAAGAGTTAGACCTTTCAGTTCCTGAAGAAGCATCAGGAGAGAAGATTGAAGAGTCTGACGATAACAAAGAAGATGGCGCAGCTTAACGCTATTATCGCTGATGACCGTCCCTCTTGGATTAAAAAAAGAAGATGAGTTAGCAGTGTGCCAGTTACGCTGCTCGCTTTTCAAAAAGTGCTCAACTCGTTGTGGTACAGAGTGCAAGAAGTTTGGTGGGAATGTGATACCTAAAGTTAATTTTGAGGTGAGGAAGAGAAATGCTTCTACAAGACTTAAAGCCTGGTGAACTATTAGAACTTCGGATAATTGGTATGCATGCGATTTGCAAGTTCTTAAGCTACTGCAGAAGACCTGCTCACATTCATGTTGAAGTTACACAAGTCCTTTTTGGAAATGTGAAAGTAGGACGTGAAGCATGTATTCCTATCACAAAATATATGGCTCGCTATAATCCGCCAGGAGACGTTCAAGTCATTTTATCTAGTGAAGATCAGAAGTTAGCTGATAAGTTGATTCAGGATTTAGAAAAGCAGCTGTTTGATTATCGCGTTAACAAGGCACTTGATACCGGAGATAAGGACAAGTTCCTTGAATTGGTTAGGGGGATGAACGGTGAAATGTCCAAACTGTGGTCTATTAACGAATAGCAAAGTAATAGATAGTCGTTCACATAATCGTACAGTAAAGCGGACTAGGGTTTGCAGTGAATGCAGTCATAAATGGATAACATATGAAGTCAATGAGCTTGAATATGATACACCTCGAAATAAACATGTATATATCGGCTGGTCTGAAGGCGAGCTAGTTACATTAGTGACCTTATACGAAAAGGGTCTTAAGAAAGCCCACATAGGCATGTTATTAGGAAGAAGTCGTATGAGTGTATCACGTCAATTAGATAAGCTGATGGCAAGTGGTGAGTACTTTAGTTTTTTAGAAACGATTAAGTTAAAAGCTTAGGAGGATAAGAAGTGAAAGAAAAAGTAACGGAATTAATGAACGATGTAAACAAAGCTGTTCTTGCTGAGCGTATTAAACAAAACACAATCTGGGGCGTTCAACGTCATGACATGGGGAAATGGTTAGCTATTTTAGCTGAAGAGTTCGGGGAAGTTGCTCAAGCAATGCAAGGTCCTTTAGGGCTAACAAGCATAAAAGAAACAGATGCAGATGATTTGTATGAAGAATTAATTCAAGTGGCTGCTGTTGCTAGTGCGATAGCTGAACAAGTAAAAGAAAGTAAAGTGAATTTGTAAAAGGCGGTTTTATTGCTCACAGCTTAATGGGTTCTCCTAACGCTTCGATTCCAAACCCACAGACAGGTTTGTGACTTATAACGACTTAGCTTTGGATTGGCCCCATGTAGGAATAAATAAAAAAGACGCTCAGCCAAGAGCGTCTTTACAGGTAAAATAATTTTATAAAAGGTAGTTTCATTATACACTAGGTGGAACAAAAAAAGACCAGGAACATCTTCCCAGTAAGCCTAATGAAATTATAACACGAGGAGGTATTTTCTGGTGAGTGAAGATAGAAAATATATCGCTGAAATAGATTTGATGAACAATAAAAAAATGTACGTTGTAAAAGACGGCCAGTTAATTGAACACGATCTACCGGATTATGGAGAAACATTAGTTATTACCCTTGGTGGTAAAGTTGATAGATTGGAGACAAAAACTAAAAGAAAGTTATAATTTCAATCTCCTTACATTTTTGACAGGATTGTGAGCATATTTGATGAAATATTAATTAAATTGATAATATATGATAGTATCTAATATTACTAAAACTAGAAAGGTGAAATAGATGAATAAGTTAAGGGATAGTGATATACGTGAAGTATTATTAGCTGAGTTGCAAAGTTTGTATTTGAATCGAACAGACACAAAAATAGTTAATGAAATGGGTATTTTATATGGAAAGTCCCGAGTTGATATAGCGGTAATTAATGGTATTCGGCATGGATATGAAATTAAAAGTGAAAGCGACACACTTGTACGGCTCCCTCATCAGATTATTCACTATAATGAAGTATTTAACAGAATGACAATAGTTGTATCGAAAGATTATTTGCAACAAGTGTGCGAAATGGTTCCAAAATGGTGGGGAATAACAGTTGTTTATAATCGGAAAGGTCTCCCTGTTATGCGACAAATAAGGAAGGGGAGGTTAAATAAAAATTTAAATCCTCTATCAGTTAGTAAGTTGTTATGGAAAGAGGAAGCATTAAATATTCTAAAAGAAAAGGGTTTACAAAGAGGTTTTCTTGGCAAACCCAAAAACACTATTATGAATTATCTCTCTCAAATAATAAATTTAGATGAATTACAAGATCTTGTTAATTCACGTTTGAAACAACGTGAGAACTGGAGAAATGAGAAGCTACAAGCTCAAGGTGATGGTTCACATTAACAGTAACCCAAGAAGTTGCATTTCCTTTAGAACTAGATGAATTAGTAGCTCGTTCATGGATAAACTCGTCACCATGGGAAAAAGTTTTCCCTAAATATTCAGAGTGAGCTACTACATCCTGGGCTAGGGTATGAGTTTGAGCAAAGCCTTTTCCGCTAGCTTTAACTCCAGAACCACGAAAAATTAAAAATTCTTCTGTAATGGTATACTTAATTGTAGGAGCCATATCCATATAGCTTGGATCAAAGTCCGTTGTAGTTTGAGGATTAACAACCGTATAATCTCCAAAGCTTGGAATACGAGCAATGTTTAGGCTACTTAACTGTTTATATACCTTCCACTCAGTTCTTGGCAAGGTTCCATTGCTTTTTGTAGCCACTTTTTTACTAAGTTGTACAGGAAATGAAGTACTGCAAAATGTTAAAGTTCTCCATTTTAAAATGTATGGAAAATGAAGAAGAACTCTTACTAGTTCATTATGCAGTTGTTGTTCATTTTGAGTAGATATATCTTGAAAGTCCAAGATTATATCTACTGATTGTTGGTTTAAATAAAATTCTTCTAAAAAAATATCTAAACTGGTTTTTAAGTCATTTAAGTCTACTAGCTCTTCTGCAGTTATACGTAAGCATATGCCTCTACTATAAGTTTCGTTCACTTTTTTTAAGGCATCATTATATGTTTGATTGATATTATAACGAATAAAACTGAAAACAGGTATACATTTTGTACCGGCATTTTCTACAGCTTTGGCTATATACTCCACTGGATGTTCTCCACTTTGTAACATGGTTTCTTCAGAAACTATGTCACTAGAATAAATATGGTCTATATCAACAAAGATTGGCTCAGATTTTCCCCAACATTCTTTAATTTGTCTTTCGAAATTCAACAAATGTTCATCTAAAGTTTTATCATTAGGCGGTTGAATTTCAAGCAAAGGTGTAAGGGATTCCTTTCTAGAGCCACTTACATGTTTTAAAGCATTTCTTTCTCCCATTTTCCACTTTAGAATGGGAACATAGTGATTTTCGTTGAACATTTTTAGTTTCCTCCTTCGATTCTTTAGGCTTAGTATGTAAGAACTAGGGATGTTGTTTTTAATACGTTTCAAAGAATCAATAAGTTTCAAAAAAATTTATATTTTCTAAAAAGTCTAACGGAAAAACCGGGGGCACTGAGTAAGCAATAGCTTATTTGGTGTCCTTTTTATTTTATAAGGGGGGCATTTCGGTGAAAGTTAAAGTGGAGAAGGACTATTGCAAACGGTGTGTATGGCAGCAAAACGGATTATGTATGTTCCAACGTTGTGTTAAGGGATATGGGTTTGTAGCAGATAAGCCAGTTAAAAAGGAGGCTAAATGATGGGAGCAGAGCAATTAACTTTACTGGAACCAGTAGATGAAAAGCTAGTTCGTCAAACGGTTATAAGAGAATTAAAGAACTATAGAGCATTAAAGGTGCAGCTGGCAAATAAAAAGGAGAGAGAGGAAGCAGGTGTGGTCGGTCTGTTTCCCGTCCTGCGAAAAGAAGATAACCTAGCTGAATTGAAAGTGAAACAAATTGAACGTGCTCTTGAGTTCTCATTAGATGAAATTGAACGCGAAATTATTCAGATCAAGTACCTGGAATCAAAGCAGACAAAGGATATTAATATCTATATGGATTTAGGGCTCAAAAAAGAAAAGTATTATGAGAAGAAAGGTGCTGCCATTTTAAACATTGCTACCTCGCTAGGCATTATCTAATTCCTCAGATATTTTTCCGACAAAAAACCGACAAAATCCAGAGAAAAAAGGGTCCATTTTGGGGGCCTTTTTATTTTTCCATCAAAGGTAAGATTTTCTTATAAGCAATAGCGCTTATGGGAAACGTACCAGTCCCTTATAACGGGTATACTCGGGTGTATCGAATGACTATGAAGGTTGCCGGCTGAATTTACGGGGGAACAACTGGAGTCTAGCTGTATTGCGTACGATAGCCACGGGGTAGTGAAGTGTGCAAGTCCTTCACGAAACCACTGTCTGTCGTTCTATGTACAGCAACCGTTACTACAATCCTGGCCGCCTCCCGGGTGATTGATAAAGAACGGGTTTAATTTAATTAAGCAATTAGCAGAAGGTGGTGCTTAAAAGAAAAATACCTCTACATCTGTGGGATAGAGGTATTTTTATATTGGATTAAACATTGTAATTCTTAATTAGGCTAGAGTTTTACTCCAATCAGAAAACATAGTGTTACTTATTTCTTCAGGTAAATTATTAGCTGAGTATCTAACTAACTCGCCAACAAATATACTGTCATCGGAATCAATGTATGTCTTTAGATAATCTCTTATTTGAGTTGCAGATTTATTTGTTTTTAACAGCCAGGCAGAACGTTGGAATTCTTTAGCGAGTCCTAACTCTTTGATAGCTCCTATTACTCTACGGTAATCTTTAGGAGTTTCATTGTTCATTAAATCATACGTAACTATATAAACATTCATACAAGCACCTCCTTTTTTAACAATATTCGACAATAAAAAAGGTATTTCCTCCTATTTTTGATATAATTAGATAGGGGTGATAATAATGTCAAAGAAAACCAAAGTTAATTTTAGTAATCAGGATAAGAGAAACTCTAATCTGAAAAATGCTCAATTTAGAAAAGGTGAGTTTTTTAAAACGAGATTCGAATTTTCTGACTTAGAAGAAGCTAATTTTGATGCAGCCAAATTGAAATACGCTTGCTTGATTAAAGCAAACCTAAGAAATGCATCATTCATAGGAGCAAATTTAGAAGGAGCAAACTTAGCAGGTGCTGACTTAAGAGGTGCTAATTTCAAAGGGGCTATATTGAAAAAAACTAATTTCGAGAATGCTATCCTTGATGAAGAAACCAACTTCGAAAATGCGAGTATAAAGACTGCAAAGAATTTGGATGTAAAAAAATAAAAGTACCCTTCGGGGTGCTTTTTTATTTGGAGGGATATGGAGAGAGAAAAACTTAGGTTGAATTTATAGTTAACCTATAGAAGTTAACATAAGTTGAACTAATGGAGGCGGTGTTAATGTAAAATGGCGAGAAAACGAGATCCAAGGCGCAATGAAGCCTTTGAGATATGGAAACAACATAATGGAGAAATAACGAATCGAGCTATAGCAGAACGATTAAACATCCCAGAAAAGACAATTAGCGCATGGAAAAGTCGTGATAAATGGAATGTAGTACTGCAAAAAGATGAATGTAGTACTGCAAAAAAAAAGGCTTCTCAAAAAGCATGTGCTCCAACTAAAAAACAAATAACTGAAAATAATAACGAAACTATTGAACTGACTGAAAGACAAAGGCTTTTTTGTTTATATTATGTAAAAACTTTTAATGCTACTATGTCTGCAATAAAGGCTGGTTATTCAGCAGATACGGCTCATGTGCAAGGACCTCGATTGTTAGGGAATGTTAGGGTTTCAAGTTATATACGTGAGCTCAAACAAACTTTGACAGAAAATCTCTTTTTAGATGCTCAGGATGTACTGGCGAAGTATATAGCCATTGCATTTGCAGATATTAATGATTTTCTTACATTTGGGCGAAGGCAGCAACAAGTCATCACTATGTACGGTCCTTTATATGAAAAAGATAAGAATGGGAAAATAGACAAAAATAAGCCTGTTATGGAAACAGTCAATTATGTTGATCTAAAAGAAGGAGCTGTAGTAGATGGCACTATTATATCTGAAGTAAAGCAAGGGAAAGACGGCGTATCTATTAAATTAGCAGATCGGTTAAAAGCGTTAGATAAATTGTCATTATACTTTGATTTATTTCCTGACAGCTTTAAACGTAGGATTGAAAAAGAAAAGCTCAACATAGCGAAACAACGATTAGAAATTGTGCAGAAGCAGGCTAATAAAGATGATGGTACAGATCAGCCATTTGTAACAATAGTGGAGGATTTAGATGAGTAATGCTGTTAATATTAGCTTAAAAAAAGTAGTAGGTAAGGGATATAAAGAAGTCTGGGACTATAAAGGACGGTATATAGCATTAAAAGGGGGACGAGCTAGTAAAAAGAGTAAAACGATTGCTCTCCGCTGGATTACCAAGCTAATGAAGCATAGGGAAGCTAACCTATTAGTTATTAGGAAAGTCTTTAATACTCATCGTGACTCTACATTTGCTGATTTAAAGTGGGCAACTCACCAGTTAAAAGTTTCTCACTTGTGGAGATTTAAAACATCCCCTTTAGAAGCTACATATAAGCCTAGCGGTCAAAAAATTCTTTTTAGAGGTTTAGATAACCCTTTATCCATTACATCTATCACAGTGGAAAAAGGGTATTTGTGTTGGTGTTGGTTTGAAGAGGGTTATCAGATTGCTAAAGAAGAGGACTTTGATAAGGTCGATATGTCTATCCGGGGGAATACAGGCAACGTATTTAAACAAATTGTTATCTCATTTAACCCTTGGAACGAACGTCATTGGCTAAAGACAAGGTTTTTTGATGTTAGGCAGCCTAATGTACTAGCAGTTACAACTAATTATCAATGCAATGAATTTCTTGATGGACAGGATATTGAGCTTTTTGAATGGATGAAAAGACATAGACCGCGCCGCTATAAGGTAGAAGGTCTAGGTGAATGGGGCATAGCAGAAGGTGTTATTTTTGATAATTGGAAAGAGTTTGAGTTTGATCATAAAGCAATAGCTAAGCTCCCCACATATGAATCTGTAAATGGGTTGGATTTTGGTTTTACGAATGACCCAACCGCTTTTATAAATGCCGTAGCAAGTCATGAGAAGAAGAAAATCTATATTTATGATGAGCATTATGAACAAGGTATGACAAACCCTGAGATTGCTCGTGTTATTTCAAATAAAGGATATGCTAAAGCAAAGATCATAGCAGATTCTGCAGAGCCTAAAAGTATTGAGGAAATTAAGCGAGCGGGAATTAGACGTATTAAAGCAGCGGTTAAAGGTCCTGACAGTGTAAGAGCAGGAATTCAACTACTCCAAGGGTATGAGATTTTTGTTCATCCGCGTTGTCAGCAGATACAAATTGAATTTGCTAACTATGTATGGGATACAGGTAAGGACGGAACTTTGCTTAATAAACCCGTTGATGATTTTAACCATTTAATTGATGCGTTACGTTATGGTATGCAATCTCTAGGCAAAAATAAAGCAAAAGCGGCACCATCTATTTATTAAGTGAGGTGATAATATGAGACGTTCAACTATACGAATGAAAGTAGATCAACCGACTAGTAGCATTATTAAAGCTATAATTGATAAACATGCAGCTTCTAAAACCGCTACGTTTGATTTATATAAGCGATATGATCAGAAGGATGTACCCATCCAAAGCAGAACAATGTCAGACAATAAAAAGCCTAATAATAAATTAACACATGACTATAGAGGGTATATTATTGATCAAATTGTAGGCTATCTATGGGGTAAGCCTATCTCTTATCAGATAGATAAACTAGCATATGATGAATCGAATTATGATAAATGCATTAAGCAGCTTTCCAGGTTTAGTATTTTAAATAGTATGGATGATTTAGACAGTGAGCTAGGCAAAAGAATGAGCATATGCGGTTATGCCGCTCGTTTGCTATATATAGATAAAGACGGTTTAGAGCGAGTTATGAACCTTAACCCGTGGGAAGTTGTATTTATCCAGGAAGGAAATGAAAGAACACATGCTGTTCGTTACTATAAAGTTAAAGCCGGAGCGGATAAAAAAGAGGAACGCACACGTATAGAATGGTACGACAATAAGCAAGTAACCTTCTATGTTGAGGATGATAAAGGCGAGTATGTTTTAGATCAAGAAGAGGCTAAAGATCATCTATATGGTTATGTACCTGTTATTCTTTTTCAAAACAATGATGAGGAAAAAGGAGACTTTGAAAAGGTTGAACCGCTTATTGATGCTTATGATAAGAATAGAAGTGACTCAGTAAACGAATTAGAAACGTTTGCTAGTGCGTATATGGGTTTTACCGGTGTAGATGTAGATGATGAGGTTATTGCTAAAATGAAGCAAACTGGAGCGCTTAATCTTGGAGAAGATGGAGACGCTTTTTTTATTACAAAAGATATTAACGATAGCTTTGTTGAGAATACACGTAAAAATCTAGACCGAGACATTCATAAGTTCTCTGCCAGTGTAGATATGGCCGATGAAAAGTTCAGTGGATCTTCTCAAACGGGTGAAAGTCGTAAATGGAAGCTTATTTCTTTAGAAAACAAAGCGGCTACTAAGTCCCGTAAGTTCAGTAAAGGGCTACGTGAGCAATTTAAAGTCCTTTGCAGTGCTTGGAAAAAGAAGAACGTCCCACTAGATTATTTAGACATGCATTGGGACTTCAAACGAAACCTTCCAATTGATTTATCTTATATAGCTGAATATGCATCTAAATTGAAGGGAATTCAGAGTGATCGTACAACATTATCACAAATTCCTTATATTGACGATGTGGATTACGAGCTGCAGTTAATGAAAGAGGAAAGTGAAGGGGTATTGGATTTAGATAAAGTAAAGTGATTTGTGTAAATGATAAAGTATTTAATAAAAATTTATAGTTTTACCATTTACACAAGGTGTAGACAAATGGGCGCTTATTCTACAAAAGGAGTAAAAGGTAAAACAATTATAACAAAAATGTTTTATCTTTTACTTAAAAGATTGCATGGTTATCGGTTGCGCTCACCTGTTTATTTTTTAGTGATTTTATCTCTATTTGCAATACCTTCGGTTTTTTTAGCTGGAATTTGTCCATAGAATTTACGTATTTTATTTTTGCGAGCAATTAATTCTTCTACCATTTCGTTAGTTAATTCAAACAGGTATATTACAGTTTCTATATTCTCATTTAGGATAATGTCACCAGGGTGTATCCCTTCGTTTCCATATATACGAATGGCATCTAAACCTTGTTGAATGTGCTCAGGTATACCCTTTTCAACCAAAGCACCAATCATTGTATTAATTTTAGCTTTCTTAATTTGATAATCTTCTAATAGCGGAATTAAGGTTTCTATGGCTAACCTTAGTAAGGCTGCTGCAGCTCTAGGGGAATGATTAAATACTAAAGTGGCTTCAAGATATATGTCTTTTACTTCACCTGGCATATTCTCATGAGCTTCCGGTAGTCCAGTTTCAAAAGGGTAAATCATGATTTTGTTTTCCCAAATAGCATATTCACGGCAGTAATCACAGACACTTAAGTGGAGATGCCAATTCACCCTAAGTGGTTTAGACGGTATAGGAGCAAAAGGTTGATAATACGAAGTATTTATATCGGCCTTATTAATAGCAAGATGATCTTCGTTTGCTTTGCTTACTATGTGCCAAGTCTGTGGAGAACGAACACCACATCTTGGACAGTTAAAAGCTTCTAGTTTAAAAGCTGGTGCTACATGTTTAGACAAATTTCATCATCCTTTTTAGAAATATTATACAACATATAATTTAATAGAGTGTAAATTTAAGACAAATTTAGAAAGGGTGATTTATCGTGGAGAAAAAAGATAGTAAGAGTCTTGAAACAATAGCTAAATCATTACAGAGTATTGCTAAATCTTTGAGCATTATTGCTGATAATACCGCTCCTGCAGAACCTGAACAAGATAAGGAAGTCGTGATTAATCCCTTTAACACATTTGAGGAGGTGAAAGAGTGAAAAATACTGTAACAACAGAAGAAGTCCAAGGAATTTTGAGTGGTTCAAGTATTGATATTAAAACTATTTTTAATAAATGTACTGTAGTAACTGCTAAATTACCAAATGGATTCATTATTGTTGAAAGTTCTGCTTGTGTAGATCCTGCTAATTATGATGAAAAGTTAGGAGTAAAGATTTGCATGGAGCGTATTGAAAACAAAGTTTGGGAATTAGAAGGATACAAACTACAAAGTGCATTAGCAGCAAACACCAAATAGAGGTGTTTTTTTATTGCCTTTTTTCATGTTTGTAGGCAATTTAAAGAACAACATGAACCAATACATTGAACTTTGCAGGGCTTATGAACTGTAAAGGGCAAGGAGGTTTATTTATGCTTAAAAAGAAACAAGCGTTTTACAAGCCACTTTTTCATCCACTAGTAAGACTTAATATTCAATATTTCTCTGATGGGGGAAGTGGTGGAGCCGGTGGCAATGGAGGTAATGGAGGTAGCGGCGATCCACCGCCAGGAGGAAACGATCCAACACCGCCAGCATTAACACTAGATGCTGTTCAGGCTTTTGTGAAAGACAATCCAGAGGGTAAGACCTGGTTACAATCTTTCGCTGATACACGCGTAACAGAAGCGATTAAAACGTATGAAAATAAGACTCTCCCTAAGAAATTAGATGAGGAAATTGCAAAACGTTATCCCGCTGAAACTGAGGATCAAAAGAAGTTACGTGAATTGCAGCAACAAATGGATAGCTTAAAAAATGAAAATTTACGTGAGGCATTACGTAACAAAGCATTATCTGTTGCAACTGAGAAGAATTTACCTAGTAAGCTCGTAGACTTCTTTATTGGTAAAGATGAAGAATCAACTATTTCTAATTTAGGAGTACTTGAAGATATTTTTTCTACTTCAGTTCAACAAGCAGTAGAAGCAAGATTTAAAGAAGGTGGACGTGATCCTAAGCCTCCTGGTGGAAATGGTGAAACATTGACAGCAGCGAAGATTGAAGCCATGTCCCCTGAAGAAATTAATAAAAATTGGGATGCTGTAGAAAAATTCTTACAATCCCAACAGTAGGAGGATAAACACATATGGCAATTGATAAATTTATTCCGAAGATTTGGAGCGCTCGTTTATTACAGACTCTACAAACTTCATTGGTTTATGGCCAACCATTTATTATTAACCGTGATTATGAAGGAGAAATTGCAAAAGCGGGTAATACAGTTACCATTAATACATTAGGTGATGTAACAATTGGTGATTACACAAAGAACAACAATATGAATGAGCCTGAAACATTAGATGATGAGGATCGTACACTTACAATCACAGAATCTAAATATTTTAACTTCCAGGTAGATGATATTGATAAAGCTCAGCAAAACCCTAAAGTTATGGGGCAAGCAATGCAGAATGCCGCTTATGGCTTAAAGAATGTAGCGGATAAGTTCATTGCTAGTCACTATGTAGATGCATTAAGCACAATTGGAACGGATGCTTCACCGCTTCTTCCTACAGCTAAAGAAGCGTATGAATACCTAGTTGATTTATCTGTTGCTTTGGATGAAAAAGACGTACCAGAAGAAGGACGTTTTGTTGTTGTTCCTCCTTGGTATGAAGGACTAATGCTAAAAGATGACCGTTTTGTTAAAGCCGGTAACTTACCATCTGATACGCGTCTATTGAATGGCCAGATTGGACGAGCGGCAGGGTTTAACGTATTAAAATCTAATAACGTCCCTAAAATCGCTGCAGCGTCTGGTGTAGAAGAAAACTATAAGGTTATTGCTGGCCATAATATTGCCTGGTCATATGCAGAACAAATTAATCAAGTAGAAGCATATCGTCCTGAAAGCCGCTTTGCTGATGCATTGAAGGGATTACACCTATACGGAACTAAAGTAGTTCGTCCTGAAGCATTAGCTGTATTAAGTGTTAAGCGTTCATAAGAGCACACCTCATGTTATCTAACCAATAGATAGGGGGTGTGTTTTTATGTGGGTGAAGAATACAAAGACGGGCAATGTTTGGAGCGTTGATAAAGAGCAAGGTGAAAAGCTTCTTAAAGAAGATTACTTTGAGAAAACAACAGCTCCTAAATCAAAATCAAAATCCGCTACGAGTGATGTAAATGAAGATTCTGAATAAAACAGCTCAGATGATTGAGAAGGCATTAAATAAGCGGTTATTAGGCGCTGAAAAAGCTATTGGGAAAAAGTACGCCGTTATGTTGAATGAAATACGCCAACAATTAGCGAGTATATATGAACGTTTTGAGGTAGGCGGTCAATTAACATATGCTGAAATGGCGAAATATTCCCGCCTACAGAGTTTTTACAAATGGATTGATACTTTGCTAGGTACACATTATAAAAGCCTCACAGACGTTATTTATGATGTTTTAGGAGAAAGTTATTTATACGGCTACTATATGACAGCTTGGGCTGTTGAAGTTGAAACATTAAGCCGCTTAGCTTATTCCACAGTGGCCGCTCCTGTTATTAAAGCAATGATTGAAAATCCTATAGCTGGTTTAACCTTACCTAGTCGTCTAGCAAAGCAAAGGTCAGCTGTTGTATGGAGTATCCAACAAGAAATAACACAAGGATTAGTTGAGGGAGAAACATATAGCACAATGGCCAAGCGTGTAAAGAAGTCTCTAGAAATAGATGCTGCTAAGTCTATGCGTATCGTTCGAACAGAGGCACATAGAGCCAGTGAGACAGGAAAACACAATTCAGCTGAACATGCTAATAAAAATGGTGTCATTATGGTGAAAGAATGGAATAGTTCTCAGGATGAACGAGTGCGTACATCAAACAAAAGTAAAAAAGCTAAAGCGGATCATCAAAAGCTTGATGGACATAAAGTTTCGATGGACGGTGTTTTTGATGACGGGTTGAGTAAAGGCTCTGCACCGGGAGCACTTCCAGCTGCAGGATCCAGTGTCAATTGTAGATGTTTTTTAACGTATTCAGTGGAACATATTGAAAAAGTAGATGCTAAAGAGCTTGAGGGTATGGCTTTTGATACCTGGAAAGAACAACGCTTAAAGAAAGCTTAAAAGGGGTGATGTAATGGACCTAAATGAGCTAAAGGACAGGTTAGAAATTTCCGCTGAGGATACTAAGCAAGATAAGTATTTAAAGATTGCTTTAGAAGATGCTATTGAAGCTGTCCAAACGCATTGCAAAGATAGCTTTATTGACCTAGAGACTAAGGAATTAAAGATTCCAGCGGGCGTTAAGAGGGCTATCGCAAAGCTTATTAAAGCATACAGAGATAAAAATGGTAATGTACAATCGCAATCACTTGGGGATATGCGTAAATCCTTCTTTGAAGGTGGAACAATGAACGAAGTCACCCGTTTATTAAAGCCTTATGTAAAGAAAAAGGTGAGATTCTTATGAAAATGACTATTAAAGATACAAACAATATGGACAAATTGACTAAGAATCTGCAGCAGCTTAATAAAACGGTCATTAAAGCCGGTGTATTCGGTGATGATGATGCTGAAATGGTCATGATTGCTCGTGTTCATGAATACGGGATTACAATTAGACCTAAAAAAGCTAAGATGCTTACCATTCCTATTAGTCCTAAAGCAAAAGGTAAACGTGCCGCTGACTTTCCAAACATATTTAGACCAAAGGGAACGGACTTATTAGCCATTCCTAAAGGGGATGGAGAGTTTGAACCGCTATTTGCCCTTAAAACGTCTGTAACGATTCCTGAGCGGTCATTTATCCGTGCTGGATATGATGAAAATATCGATGCTATCAGTAAAAAGATAGCTGATCTGGTACCGCAAGTGATTGCTGGTAACGTTCCTCCTGATATCTTTGCTGACATGATTGGTTTGGAGTTAGCGGGGAAGATTCAAAAGAAATTACGTTCTCTTTCTGATCCTGCCAATACTCCTAATACTCAACATGTGAAAGGTTCATCTAATCCTCTGATTGATACAGGTAGATTAGTTGGATCTATTAGGCATGAGGTTGAGTAATGAGTAAGCAATTCGAATTCGCTGACTTTATTGAAGAGTTTCAAGTAGAATTTACGGCTTATAACCCTACTGGAAAAAGTGGATGGAATAGAGACACAATGGAATATGAAGAGAACACGATTGTTCCAGCACAAATGGTCGGCATCATTCTTCCTCTTAGTGAAGATGAGTTACGGTATGCACCTCAAGGGACGTACAGTGTGAAGGATAAGAAGTTATATGTATTAGAGCCTCTTACTCTTCAGCAAGAAATTGAATATAAATCAGACCGCTACGTGATCCAAAGCTTTAAGGATTATAGTGATTATGCAGATGTGTATATTTACTATGCTGCATGGCGTGATAAGGGAGGTAGTAAAGCGTGAGTATACTTGAAATCGTAAGAAAGCAAGTATCAAAAGATACACAGTTTCTTATTATTCCTGCGGACACTACAAAAGAAATCCCTACTCTACCATATGGCACCATAAAGATTACTTCTCCTTACATAAGAAGCGGAGAAGGTCAGGGTAGTGAATATATACAGGACATTGCTGATAAATCCTATCACGTAAGAGACGAGCGATATAAACAAGTACTTTCTCTTACTATCTTTGCTGAAACTGAAGAAGAATCAATTGAGTACGCGAAAACCATTCATAAATGGTTTCTTTTTTTTGGCCGAACGTTCTTACAAGAACAGCAGATCGTTGTGCTAAAGGTAGGAGATATTGAGTCTAGAACAACTTTCTTACTTGAAAGTTATGAATATAAACAAGGATTTGATGTGAGAATCCGCTTAGCGGAGCGGTATAGCCAAGAAATTGACTATATTGGCTCTATTCAAATTCCACCTATATAGGAGGTATAAAACATGGCGTTACAAGACGTAACCGTAAGTATTGAACTATCAAAGCCATCCGGTTTAGTGGGGCTTGGCAAACCGCTCATTATTACACAAAAAACGGGTGCTAGTACGATTAAGAATTACAGTGATATTGAAGATGTAAAGCCTGATTTTGCTTCCACAACAGAAGCGTATAAAAAGGCTGCCGCTATTTTAGGGCAAGAAAATCGTCCTGCTTCTGTAGCCATTGCAACTTATGATCCGACTGATGCAACAGTGAAAACCGCTGTTGATGCAGTAGGAAAGTATTTTGACAATGATTGGTTCTTTGTTTTAACGGCTGGTGTAGAAATCGAGGATGAAATTGCAGTAGCTGATTATGTAGAAGGCAAGAAAGTGAAGTTTTATGCCGTAAAGGTAACAGATGTTGCTGATTTAAACGCGTTTAAGGTGAAGAACTACGCCTATGTCATGGTTTACTATCACCCAACAGATCCATTAGAAGCAGCCGCTGTAGGTGCTTTAGGAAACCTTGATGTTGGCTCTATTACATGGAAGTTCAAAACGTTAGCAGGTATCACACCAGTAGCTATGACTGCGGATGAATTAAAAGCTATTCATGATGCTGGTGGAAACACCTATGTAACGAAAGCGGGTACCCCACAAACGAGTGAAGGGATTACAGCAAGCGGTGAATACATTGATGTTATTCACGGTAAATCATGGCTCAAAGTGAACATTGAAAATAGTGTTCAGCAAGCTTTTGCGAATAACGGAAAAGTGTCATTTGATAATCGTGGAATTGCCTTATTAAATGGTGCTGTAACAACTGTACTTCAAAAAGGTTTTACTCAAGGTATTATTGCTGAAGATGAGGAAGGAAACCCAATTTATTCAGTTGAAACAGTAACCCGTAATGAAACACCTGCAGAAGATCGTGCTGCTCGTGTATACAATGGCCTTTCTTTCTCATTAGAGTTAGCGGGAGCTATTCACTCTGCAAAAATTAAAGGGCAAATTGCTGGTTAAGAAGGAGGAATAAAACAATATGTATGATGCTAAGTTAGTTACTGTTACAGTAGATGGTCGATTTATTACAGGTTTTGCAGATGGTTCGTTTGTGAGCTCAGAAAAGGACGAGGAATCATTTTCAGTAAAAGTAGGTGCCCAAGGAGATGTGCAAACTTCAAAAACGAATAATCCTCTTGGTACTATTACACTCACGGTACAACAAGAGTCACCATCTAATGCATTTTTAAAACAAAAGGCTAAATCATTAACTCCATTTCCTATTTGGGTAACAGCTCCAGACGGACAAGGGAAAACGGAAAAATCAGGTGGGACACAAGCACTTATTAAGAAGTCACCAAGTAAAGAGTATGAAGAAGAATCAGGTTCTCGTGAGTACGAGTTCCAGGTATTAGATTATACTGAGGCTTAATGATCAAGAATCAATCGAACAATCATAAAAAACAAAAAAATAATAATATAAAGAAGCAGTCTAACCGGGCTGCTTCTTTATATTTACATTACAAGGGAGAGATTTTTAAAATGGCTACTAAATTAGGAACTCAAAAGCAAGTTGAAATCGAAGGCGTAACATATACATTACAACACCCTGGACAACGTGGATTTACTCAAATTCAAGACCGCTGCCAAATGAGTGAAGGTCGATTCTCAAGTGAAAAATTTGCAGAAGAAATTTTCAAACATGTAGTGGTTGATCCGAAAATTGGCTGGGATTGGTTTGATGGTAACGATGAGAAAGAGATTGAAGCTCATGACGGATATGAAGAGCTAATTAAAGAAGCTTCTACCTTTCTTAGAACAGGAAAGACAACATCAGAGTCTTAATTTTTATAAATACTTAGTAAAAAAAGAATGGTATTTCTGGCGTCCTATTGTCGCTAAGGTTATATCTTATTCTGAGGCAATTGAAATGTCTGAGAAGCAGTTATATATGGTGAATGCCGCTATTGATGTACAAACAGATAAAGAGAACGCCGCTAACAAGAAAAAGTAAAGCGGTGTTCTTTTTTTATGTAGAAAAGAGGTGAACGTTAGTGGATGGAAATGTGAAAGAAAACTGGCAGTTTTGGCGCCCAGTTGTTTTAAAGGTTCTTTCTTATACAGAAGCTATCGCCATGTCTGAAGAACAACTAGCAAATGTAAACAAAGCTATTGATGTACAGCTTACAAAAGAGCGTGCAGAACAGCGGAAGATGGCCTCTTTATCTAAATGCAAATGTAAGTAGTTCTACTGAACTAAATCTTTGAGGAAAGGAGGAAAACATGTGGAAGATGTTCGTAATCTCGCCGTTGGTATTGAGGTAACAGCTGATGCTAACCCCATAAAAGAAATCACAGATACCATGAATGAGTTCAAGAATGAGGCGCAAACAACAGCTAGAGAAATACAAAAGCTAGGTCGCACATTTACGCTCTATACTCAATCTGCTACGAGTGAAGTTCAGAAAATGGGACAAACAGCTAGACAATATAGTCAATCAGCTGCTAGTGATGTCCAAAAAATGAGTAGTACGGTTTCTAGGGAAGCTAGATCCGCTAGTAATGATGTTCAGAAGATGAACCAAGAGATGCAAAGGAATAGTCGTTCTACTAGTCAAGAATTTGAGCATATGGGTGAAACCTTCCGTAATCAATCTGATACCGTTCAGAGCGAATCACATAAGATGGCTAATGAGCACCGTAGAAATACTGAAGCAATGAGCAACGATAGCCAAAGAATGAGCAGGGAACATCAAAGAGCTATGCGCGGCATGATTGATGAATCTCAAGCACTAACTGACTACATAAGTCGTCAAAGTGATGTTGCGCGTAAGTTATCTAGCACAATGGGGATGTCCGCTACACATTTAGCTGATCAGTGGTCTTCCATGTCTCAGGAAATGCGTAAATCTCTTATTGATAATCATAATAATATGATGAAATACAAACGTGATTTGATGGATGTTGAACAGAACATGTTCAAACTAGGCAATCAAATGGGCGATTACAAGGGCACAACAGGCGAATTTATGGATGAGATATACAAGCTAGGTAAAGAGCATAAAAAAGTCTCTGATGCCATGATTAATGCCAATGTAGCGGGGCGACAAAGTATTATCCAACAAGTTGCTATTATGAGTGCCATGAGTGGGCAAAGTGAAAAGATTGCTAAGAACTATGATAAGTTCGGTAATTCTTTGACACGGGCCAATAAGCCGCTATTGAATATTACAAGCGGATTAGAACGTATGGCGCGCCAAGGAAGCGCCGCTCAGATTGCTCTTGAAATGCTTGGCCCTAATGCGAAGATGAAAGACCTTCAGGATATGATTGGTGTTATTACACAAGGTATTATGCGTCAACAAATGGTATTGCTTGCAGCTGGTGCCGCATGGGCTGGGTTCACAGCCATTGTTGCTCATTCAGCTATGGGTCCTGATGTTTCTGAAAACTTAGCAGCACAGGCTAAAGCTTGGACGGATTACAGAGACGCTGTAAATACACGAACACAGGAGATTGTAGATACCTGGGGATTGTTTGAAAAGGTTCAGTTAGAAAAAACGAGTCCACAAAAGCTACTATCTAATCTTCAAGGCCAAGTAAAGGTGATGAGGGATTGGTCAAAGAATCTCAATAGCCTAGCTTCAAAAGGGTTAGATGAAGGATTCATTGCTAGTTTGCGGAAAATGGGACCTGAAGCTGCTGGACAAATAGCTGCTTTAAATAAAATGTCTCAACCTGAGCTTAATAAATACGTCGCCTTATGGAAAGAAAAGCATCAATTAGCTAGGAAAGCGGCTGTTACTGAGCTTGATAAGTTAAAGCAAGAAACTGAATTGAAGGTTAAAAATCTACAAAGCACATTAAAGCCTTTAGGTCTAGCTGTAGAAGACTTTAAAGGAACATGGTCCGACGCGGTAGCTCCATTTGTAGATACCTGGGGGCAAATAGCCGCTGTGGTTGTCAAAATAGGAACGGCTATAGGTGAAGTATTTAATACGCTCAATTCTATAAGCCCCGCTATTACAAAAATGATTGGCATGTTCGCCTATTTAACTAGCACATTCTTAGTCTTACTTTCACCTCTTGCCGTTGGTATTGGCTATTTCGGAGGTTTAAGAGCGGCTTTTGCTGGAATATGGCCTATTATTAGCCCATTTGTTGTAGGGTTTGCTGCTGTTGCAGGGAGCGCGATGCTATTAGCTGGTGCTTTTGTTGCTGTAGGCGCTGCTTTAAAAGATTCATGGGAAAATTCCAAAATATTCAGAGGGATGATTACAGGTGCCTTTAGTGGCGTATCTTCTGTACTTAAACCTGTAGCAGATATTGCAAAGAATATTATTAGTGCCATCGCAGGATGGGAATATCTTTCTCCAGTGGTTCTAGGACTAGCGGCTGCTTTCGGTACCTTAAAAGTTATTTCTTTATCTACTGCAGCAATTCAGCTATTCACGAATGCTCAAAAGAGAGCGGCTATCCAAACAAAAATCATGACCGTTTTAACAAAGGGATGGGCCATTGCACAAAGAGCTTTAAATTTAAGTCTATTAGCTAATCCATTTGTAGCCATTGCCGCTGCGCTTGTAGGAATCGGTGTTGCTCTTGCATTAGCCTATGATCGCTCTGAAACATTCCGAAACATCGTAAATGGTGTATGGGATTCTATTAAGGCTAAAGCGATGCAGGTATGGGGCTTTATTGGTCCATATATTAAACAAGCTATGACGATTATTAACACCTTTGTACAGCAAAAGTTAGGCTTGTTAAAAATGTGGTGGAACCAAACGAGCCAAGGAATTCTACAAACCATCCATAATGTATGGGGATTTATTTCACCTTATATTAATCAAGCTATATCTGCCGTAACAAACTTTGTTCATGCTAAGTTAATTCAGCTTGAGGCATTCTGGGATAATAATGGCCAACAGATTTTACAAGCGGTTAAAAATATATGGTCATTTATTTTAACTGTCATGAAAACAGTCTTAGCTACTATTGTGACAGTTGTTAAAACAGCTTTTGTAATTATCGTTCCGATTATAAAAGTAGCGCTAGGCCTTATTCTTTTCGTTGTAAAAGCGGTATTACCAAACGTATTAAATGTCTTTAAGTCTGTATTCCAACTTCTTGTCACGTTGATTAAATCCATTTGGGGCAACATCCAAGGGATTATAAACGGTGCATTAGACATCATCATGGGACTTATAAAAGTATTTGCAGGTCTATTTACAGGTGATTGGTCTAAGATGTGGGAAGGGATTAAACAGATATTTAGCGGATCACTAGGGATTATTTCAAACCTCTTCTCTGCCTTAATTAACATTTTAAAGTACGCTTGGGGCGTTGTTAAAACCGTTGTTTCTGAAGGAGCTAAGGCCATTGTCTCCGTATTAAGCGCCATTTGGGATAAAATCAAAGGTCCAGCTATTACGGCGTTTAATGCAATTAAGGATTTCTTAATTAAGTGGGGACCATTAATCTTAGCTATTGTTACAGGTCCTATTGGTCTATTGGTTTATGCGATAGCGAAGAATTGGGACGCGATTAAAAGTGCCACAATCACGGCCTTTAATTCAGTTAAAGACTTCTTGGTTAAATGGGGACCACTAATTTTAGCTATCATTACGGGACCTATTGGATGGATCGTTTATGCGGTGGTTAAAAATTGGGACACAATCAAAAGTGCTACGATCACAGCCTTTAATGCAGTTAAGGATTTTTTATCTACTGTATTTAATGGTATTAAGACTGTCATTATCTTTGTGGTAACTGCGATTGTTTCAGGTATTAAGCAATGGTGGACAAACCTGCAAAATAATACTATCGCCATCTTTAATGCGGTAAAATCTTTCCTTTCTGCAGTCTGGAATGGAATTAAAACTGCAATAACTACACTAGTAACGGCTATTTTTACTGTTGTAAAGCAATGGTGGACGAACTTGCAGAACAACACTATCGCCATCTTTAATGCAGTGAAATCTTTCTTATCATCAGTGTGGAGCGGGATTAAAGCCACTATAACTACATGGGTAACAGCTATTTTTACTGCTGTAAAACAGTGGTGGACAAACCTGCAAAACAACACTATCGCCATCTTTAATGCGGTGAAATCTTTCCTTTCTGCAGTGTGGAGCGGGATTAAAGCCACTATAACTACATGGGTAACAGCTATTTTTACTGCTGTAAAACAGTGGTGGACAAACCTGCAAAACAACACTATCGCCATCTTTAATGCGGTGAAATCTTTCCTTTCTGCAGTATGGAGCGGGATTAAAACTACTATAACTACATGGGTAACAGCCGTCTTTAACACGGTTAAACAGTGGTGGACGAACCTACAGAATAACACTAGTGCCATCTTTAATGCTGTATGGAGTTTCTTGCGTAATTTATGGAATACCATGTATGGCGGGATAGCTGGCTTTGTCTCTAATATTGTTGGGAAAATCCGCTCTGGGTGGACTACAGCCAAGGATAAAACAGTTGAAATTTTTAACACTATGAAAAATCATATTTCGACAACCTTTAACAACATTGTTGACGGGGCAAAGGCTTTACCTGGAAGAATTGGCCAAGGTATTAAGTCGATGGCTAGTAAGGTTGTAAGTGGCGTAGCATCGTTATCTAATAAACTTTCAGAAACACTTGGAAAAGGTATTAATGGTGCTATTGGAGGCGTGAACTGGGTACTTAGTAAAATTGGTGTAGACAGTAAAATACCTACTTGGGAAGTACCAAAGTATGCTCGCGGAACAAAGGGGCATCCGCAAGATGGACCTGCCATTCTAGGTGATGGTGGAATGCGTGAGTTATTCGTTACACCTAGTGGTTATATGGGGATGTCACCAGCAACTGATACACTATTGAACTTACCTCAAGGTACTAAGGTTTTTTCAGGTCCACAAACCCAAGAATTAATGCGTTCTGGTATGATTCCTGCTTATGAGGGTGGTAATGTAGGTAATGCCTTTAAGAGCGTAGCATCTGATCTTTGGGAAGGTACTAAGGATGTAGCTGGAGCAGCAAAAAATAAAGCGGTTGATGCTGGTAAAGCTGTTAAAGAAACGGCTGTGGCTGGAGCAAATAAGGTAAAAGATCTCTCGTTAGATGTTTGGTCTTATATGTCTAATCCATCTGATTTAATGAAAAAAGTATTTAGCCACTACATTCCGAAGTTATCCCCTATTAACGGAGCTTTTGGTGATTTTCTAACGGGATCTATTAAGAAAGTTAAAGAGAGTGCTGTTAGTTACATTAAAGGTCAAATGGAGTCTATGAGTTTTATGGGTGGAGATGCTTCAGGTACTGGTATAGGAAGTTACTATTTAGGCAGTCCATTCCGTATTACAACACGATTTACACCAGGTGGAAATAAGAATGATAAAGTCCACAAAGGCGGTGTCCATCATGGTATTGATTTAGCGGCTCCACAAGGGACGCCAATCAAATCTCTAACAGATGGAATTGTTAAACAAGTCCTTATAGGATCCAGTACTGCAGGTAATGGTGTACGAATTCAAAGCGGTTCAGACTTATTATCTTATATCCATATGATGAGCGCTCCTTTTGTTAAACAAGGACAACACGTAAAAGAAGGGCAAGTGATTGGTCGAGTTGGTTCAACAGGATTCTCTACAGGCCCTCACCTTGACTTAAAAATTAAACGTAATGGCGCTTATATCAATCCGCTCTCCTATTTACAAGGAAAAGCGGTCGGTGGAGGAGGTGGCTCATTTGGTGCCGCTCCTTCAGGGAACCTTGCACAATGGATTGCGGCCGGTATGGCGAGAGCTGGTGTATCTGGTGATGCTTGGCGTACAGGCTTAAACTGGATTATCCAAAAGGAATCAAGTGGTAATCCTAGAGCGGTTGGTGCTATGACCTCTACAGGACGAGCTAAAGGGTTAATGCAGCTCATGGATATGCATACAAGAGGACACAATCCTTTTGATCCTGTCTATAACATTGCTACCGGTATTAAATATATCCAAGGGCGTTATGGCAGTGTTGGATCCGCAATCGCTCATCATAAAAGAGTTCATTGGTATGCAAATGGTACTGGTGTCGGTGGCCATCCGCAAGAGGGAGCTGCTGTTTTAGGAGACGGAGGAAAGAACGAGCCGTTTATGCTGCCGAATGGACAGCTTGGTTTAAGTCCTAACGTAGCTACGCTATTTCCTGATCTGCCTAAAGGTACAATGGTATGGTCAAGCCTGAAAGAATTCTTTAAACAATATAATCCATTCCCTAAGAAAGAAGATAAAGGTAATGGAGATACAAATAACGGGCCGTCAGGTGATGTTTCCCCTTCTATCAATGAATTTAATGACACGCCTTCTATTTCTTCTTCACAGAAGAGCCTTGTATATAGTCCAACTATTAACTATTACGCAAGTGAAAAAGACGGTGAATCTACATCAAAAGAAGAATTCCAGCAAATGCTTGATGAGCACTACAAGAAAATGCAGGAATTGTTATTAAATGATTAGGAGGTGTCTAGATGGCACGTTTAGGAAAAGTGCAATTGTTAATTGAAAAAGAAAGTGATTCTAAATCAGTAGATGCTACATCTTATCCGGTGGAGAAAGGTGTAGCGATGACGGATCATGTTGAAAAGAAACCCGGGGAGCTTTCGCTTTCCGGGTATATTATTGGTCCTAACTATCAAGCGGATAAAGAATATCTGCAGAAAGAAATGGACAAAGGAACCATGTTTACTTATGTAGGGAGAAATGTTGCTAAAAACGTCATTATTACTAGCATAGATGGAGACGTAGACGCCAACATTGCAAATGGTACCGCTATTTCTATCAAACTACAGGAAATACGGATAGCCAATACTCCTTGGGTAAAAGTTCAAAATAGCGGAAAGCAGAATCCTGTGACACCGAAGCCAGCAACAACTCCTGTTTATCATCTTGTTAAGAAGGGTGATACATACTGGGACTGTTGGAAGTGGTACGGTACTAGTATTCCACAACTAAGAGCTTGGAATGGGTACAGAGACCGATTTATCCCGATTGGCGTAAAATTACGTGTGAAATAAATGGAGGTGAAGAAATGCGTGCTTATATCCCAATTAATAAAGAGGCACTTCCAGAACAATTTGAAATAGAATTAGCGAATGAAATTTTTGTATTTGAAGTCCGATTTAATCAAACAGGCGATTTCTTCACCATCGATTTATACGATGTGGCAAGAAATCCTATTATTTTAGGGGAAAAGCTGGTGTTAAATGAACCACTTTGGCAGGATTCAATTGATTCAAGACTGCCAGCACCTAGCCTAGTTGTTCTAGATGAGTCAGGTAAAGAGAAAAGGATTACGTATGACAATTTCATGGTTACAACCTTTCTCTATATTGATGATGTGGCTCCTGTAGAAGAAGAACCAACATTAGGAGAAGAAGGATGACGAGTCAGTTATTTGGTCGTGTCATAAAAGTTCATATTGAAGGTGACTATAAAGCAGATTTTTCAAATGAGGATCTCCATATTGAGTTTGAGGTACCCTTTGATGATGATCCAGCACCTAATCAAATCACAGTGTCTATTTTCAATCTTTCAAGTGCCTCTATTAATCATATAAAAAAGGATAGTACCCTTATTCTTCAGGCTGGTTATAAATCAGACTATGGTATCTTGTCACAAGGTAAAATATCTAGTGTCTTAACTAAACATGATGGAGTCGATAAGATTACCACCATTTATATGACAGAGGGACAGGATTACTCAGATGTAAAGGTAACAACAGCTACAAGCACGAATAAAACGGACTTAGAAATTGCCTTTGCTAAAGGGACAAAGGCTGATGCCATCATCAATCGTCTTGTGAGTGCGTTAGGTATTCGATTAGGAGAAATGAAGCTACCTAAAAATATCTCTTATCCAGGCGGCTATACAGTGACAGGGAATATCCTAAATAACCTTGAAGAAGTCGTAAAAGATTGCGGAGCTTCTATATATTATCGTAAAGGAACACTTATTATCCGCTCAATCAAAGAGGGCACAGACGAGCGGTTTACCTTAGAAGAGGCGACTGGCTTAATAGGTTCACCAGATCCATTTGAAGAAGATGATTATAAAGGGTATACCGTGAATTGTTTACTGCAGCATCGTATTTCCACCGCTTCAATTATTGAAATTAAGAGTCAAACGGCCAATGGCAGCTATAGAGCAAAAAAGGGCAAGCATGTAGCAAGTGGCTCAGACTTCAAAACAGATGTGACGGTGATTTAATGGCAAATGATACAGTATTTTTTAAGAAGTTAATGGAGAAGGTTGGGGCTAATATTTATGTAGCAGCTCCAGCTCAAGTTGTAGCTGTTCATGGAAAGAAAGCAGATATTAAAGTGCTATATAAAGAGAAGGGTCAAGAGTATGCTATTATTTCAGATGTGCATATCCTGAAACATGTAGGAGCAGTAGCAAAAGGGGATATTGTTCATGTGAATTTTGCTGATAGGGCACTTGATTATTTAGGGAAAACACCTTTTGATCCTCAATTTTCTAGAAGACACAGCATTAATGATGCAGTCATTACGGGGGTATACGACTTATGACAAAGGCTCCTAAGTTAGTAAATGGTGATCTAGTTATTGAAAATGGCGAATTAGTCATGATATCTGGTGATGAAGAACTTGTTCAATCCGTACAGGCCATTTTAGGCACACGGAAGGGCGAGTTCTTTTTAGATTCCAATCATGGTCTTTCTCATGAGAATGTGATGGGGAAGCCAGCTAATCAAGAACTAGCACGTGACGACATTATTGAGGCATTGATGCAAGAAGAACGTGTGGCTTCTATCCCCTCTGTCGTATTTGACGATGATAAAGCCAAACGGAAGCGGAGTGTTAGCCTAGTAATTGAGAAAACAAACGGGACGCAACTTTCTGTAGATGGAGGTGAGTTCGATTCTAGATAAAACAGGATTCAAACGAAAAACATATCAAGAGTTAAAAAGTGATATGGAAGAGAAATTTAAAGAAGGATTTGGAGCGGATATTAACCTTTCTGCTAGGAGTCCACTAGGCATTTTACTTATGATTTTTGCTTGGTTTTTATCTCTAATTTGGGAAATTGCTGAGCGAGTCTACAACTCCGCTTATGTCAGTAAAGCTACAGGCGTACAGTTAGATCGATTAGGGCCTTATATTGGTATTTCTCGTAATGGAGCTACCCGTTCATATGGAGAAATTCAGATAAAAGGGACGCCAGGGCATGTAGTAGAAGCAGGTGACCAATTTAAAACGGCAAAAGAGGTTGTTTTTGACCTCACTGACAACGTTGAAATTGGTTCAGATGGTTATGGTATTGGTCCTATAGAATGTACCGCAGCAGGCGAAATAGGCAACGTAGGAGCAGAAGAAATTACAATAGCCGTTAACCCAAGTGATAAATTAGAATCCGTAAAGAATTTGGCTCCCACTACTGGGGGTGAAGAAGAGGAAACAGATTCAGAATTTCGAGCACGTTATTTTCAATCCGGTTCTCAAGGAACATCTCTTATTGATGAAGTTTTAGAGGTGCCTGGAGTACGCTACGCATTGATTAATGAAAATGTGTATTCCACTGAGAACAATGGCATTCCCCCTCATTCAATTGCACCTTTTGTTTTTGGTGGCAATGATTCAGACGTGGCAGCCGCTATTTTTCGGAAAAAATCCGGTGGTATTCAATCCTTTGGGACAACACTTGTAGATATTACCGATTCACAAGGGGTAATTCACTCCATTGGCTTTAGTCGTCCAAACTTTGTAGATGTCTATGTAAAGGTGCAAGTCACACCAGCGGCAGCCTTTCCTTCAAATGGTAAGACGTTACTGCAGCAAACCATTCTTGATTACTTGGATACATTATCTATAGGTGATGATGTGGTTCTATCTAAGCTTATTCGCATTACCTCAACTGTTGAAGGAATTGACGATATTAGCATTACATTATCAAAAAATGGTGTTGATTATGGTATGCAGAATATTGCTATTTCAACTGATTCGGTCGTTCGTACAAGTTCAGACAAGGTTGTGGTGTCATGACTTTATTTAAAGAAATGATATCTAAGCTTACGGATCTGTTCACGAAAAACGAAAATAGCAACATAGGTAAAACCATACGAGTATTCTCTGATGAATTGGAGCAAGTACAAGCAACTCTAGAAAAAACGGAGCAATGGCGTGATATTGACGATGCAGAAGGAACAACGTTAGACCTTATTGGTGAAAATGTAGGTCAAATGCGTGACAACTCTTCAGATGAACAATTCCGCTTGCTGATTAAAACGAAAATCTTTTCTAATTTGTCCATAGGAGATATTGAATCCGTTAATCAATTGCTTCGCATTTACTTAGGTGATCAATTCGTTAGTGCAGAGGAGGGCTGGCAATTAGAAGGGACACCCTTTGATGGAGAAGCCGCTACCTTGTTTATTACGGTAAAAGGTGATGGGAATACAAAAGGATTACCCTTTGACCGTACTTCTCGAATTGTAGCAAGTGGAGTAGGTACACAGTGGGATTATATTTTTGAACGTTCCCTAATGGCTGATCGTTCTTATAATCGGTGGGTATTTCCTTATGAGTATTTTACCGGTGAGCATGTAGCGGGTTCTGAAGATGTTGTATCAAATGAGAATGCTTTATATAACCAATCTTTAGAGAGTGTTAGTAGTTATACAGCAAATCAACAAGATTACCGTGTAGCAAGTGAAAGTGAAGTACTGAGTGAAAATACAAATAAGCTATATCAGACAGTTCTCCAAGTAAGTAGTACCTATGCAGCTACAGTGAACGATTATCAGCTTTGCGGTGGCTTAGAAGAAAATCAAACAAAATTGTACCAAGCAGGCATTGATTGTCAGGTTGGTTATTCGGCGTTGCTTCAAGTATATCCAATATGCGGAGAAACGTATGCGGAAGGAGTGAATTAAAGTGGCAATTACCTCAACAGGACATTCCAAGATGAAAACATGGCTAAAGGGATTCATCAAGGAAGGGCAATACACATTAAATGGCGTGAAATATAAAACACCTATTTATCAAACAGACATTACAGGTGACGTTATCACGTTTATGTTGTATCTAGATGATTCTGTCACAGGAACCATTACCCGTTTTGAATTGCTAGATCAAGATGGAGATAGTTTCGATGATACGCCGGATAGCATCGATAAAAAGGGTATTAGCGGTTTGTTAGTCGAGTTTAAATATACCTTAAGGAAAGTCTAGGAGGGTCATAAATGACTTATGTAAAAACAGTCTGGAAAGACAGAATAAAAAACTCAGCTGGTGAAACTGTTCAAGAAGGGACACCAGTTTCTGCAGGGAATTTAAATAAAATTGAAAAAGGCATTGAAGATGCTCATAAACAAATGGAACAAGCAGCTAAAGAAACAGTTTCTTTGTCTTATGGGTTAAGTGTGCTGAATTCTCCTAATGGATCACCGCTTGATGTACAAATCGAAGGGCGTACTTTGGTTAGTATGGGTAACAGTGATCTTGAAGGTGGAAAAAAGTATGTACTCGCTGATCCTAAAACAGCGGTTGTAATTGATGGGACGACTTATAAAGGCGTTTCAAAATTTGAAGGGAAAAATGCTCGTCCTACGATTATTCGAACAGCTAACTTTGAGGGGAAAATCAGTGGTAGTACATTTGAAAATCCACATATCGCAAAAGGTAATCACTTGTCTGGTCAAACTGCTTTACTAGCGCCAAATTCATCTGCTTGGGGTGAACTTTTAACAGGTTTGCCATCTATAAAATCGTTAGATGGACTTTTAAATACGATTACAAATACAGTAAGTGGTAGTCTATCCCAGCAACTGTTTTCTTTTAACCTTATTGAAGAGGTAGAACGCAAGGTTGGTAAAATCCCAGGAACTACAGCAGCGGATAAAACGACTTGGTTAAAAAATAATCTTAATCGGTTAACGTTTAATTGGTATGGATTTGGTAGTAGTGCGGGTGGAAATAGAGGTAGTTTAAAGTCCTTTATTACTAGTTCCTGGATTGGTAGTCCATTTAATAATGCATCATCTCCTACAAAAACTACACTCAATTTAGAACCACAAAAATATAGTGGTGATAAAGATGCGATTGATACTAATGGTTTTGTTCATTTTTTAGCTTACGCTGAAGCTTCAGATGGTGTAACAGCATCAACTATTAATACGGATTACGTAGATTTAGAAATCGAATTGAAGTCAAATGCTGATTTCTATGCTCCACGTGTTCCCTTATATGAAGTACCACAAGAGAGCTACGATAAGATTTTAGTAGAATGGGATGTTGCAGCGGTTGCTAATCGTTATCCAATGATTGAAGGTGTTAAGTCATTACAAAATTCATATGTAATGGTAGAGGGAGAAAACCTTTTACCGCCATTTACAGAAGCAACATTTATGAATCCAAATGCAAGGGCAACCGCAGCATATGAGGCGGCATTGGATGCAACCGGCGCAAATCAACATATTCAGTGGGTTTTGGATGTTATACCAGGCCAGCAATATACATTTAGTTATGAGGCAAATGGAGATCAACAATATACAGCTATTTATGGATGGAACGGCAGCCAAGGGGCAGCAATATCTATTGTACCAAAAACCAATCCAAAAACTTTTACAGTACCATCTAATTACAAACAGATTGTTGTATTTATGACGAGCGCAGGGGCCGGATCGATAACATATAAAAATCCAATGCTAACATTGGGATCGGTAGCAAAGCCATTTAAACCACGTAATCCATCATACTTGTATGTTGAAACAGTTCTTCGAGGATTAAACAGTGTGAACGATTTTCTCTATCAAGATGATGGACGTTGGAAGTTATTGAAGAAATGGGAGGATATCACATTAGATGGTTCATACAATTGGAATTATCTAGCTAGTTCTAATAACCTAAAAGTTTTGCGATTAGGTATTGAAGATGCAATTTACGGAAGAGAGTCTATGTTAATTACGAAATTTAATGGAAGAGCTCTGGGTTACGAGAATGCAATAATTGCACCAGATAGAGCTGTTATTTATACCAACACCAAAAGATTGGAAATCTCTGTTTCTAATCAAGACTCAGGTTGGAGTGATGTGTATGTACCTAACACCCCAGAAATTAAAGCGTTTTTCAATGGATGGAAATCAAAAACATTAGATTCCAATAACAAACCTATTAGTTGGGTATCAATTATCGATGGTACAGACGCTCCTACCCAAACATTAGAATATGTGTCAACAAACAGAGCAGCGGGTTATACAGGATACCGTCTCCTTTACCAAATCGCTACATCAAAGGTAGTTGATATTACCGATAAGGTTGAGGGTTCATTAAGTATAAGCGGTCAAACTCAAGTTTCTATAGATAGTGGTGTTGTGGTAAGAGAAAAAGCTATTCCCAAAGCTGACGATTTAGGAAGGTACCGTATTAATAGTAGATATCTACAAGATAGTACGTTAACGAATAAAGTCTCAAAAATTCTTAGTATCATGCAAAATAATGTAGATGATACAAAGAACTGGAGCTTCCAAAACAATAGTGACGGTGGAAATGCTAATGGTGCATTGTGGGCTCAAATTTCAGCCGATAAATTTAATCCAAATGCAAACTACTATGTAACTTATTTAGTTTTAGAAAAGGAAAAGTTCGCAACAAACCCAGTGAACGTAAAAGCTTCGTATAATACAAGCATTCGTTCTACAGTCGATCAGATGAATGAACAACTAGCGGATGTAAAAAGCTTAGCCAGTATCCATGACCGCTACTTATATAAATTACTACTTGCTGCTAAAGCAAACGGATGGAGTGTATAAGAAATGGACTTAAGTAACGTAAATACAGATTCTCTCCTTGCGTATTATCGTCAAAGATTGGGCATCACAGAAGCACAAGAAAAACAAATGATAGCAGAAATTCAAGACGATAGCGCACCTACACAAGATATGAGTAATATCGGTGAAATGGTAGCTGTTAATATGGAAGATAGCCAAGCTGTAGCTGAAATGGTGGGCTCATTATTAATGGATATGGAGCAATTGAAAGCAGATAATCAACAATTAAGAGAAGAAGTGGAGGCAATGAAACAATGATTACATTCTACACAACATGCATCGTATTACGTGATTTTTCATTTGACCGTGTACCGTCTATTTACAAGGAGCAAGTGAAAGCGGAGGTAGTGGCCGCTGGTTATCCTGAAAAAGTGGGTGTTCATCCAGAAGAAACACCTACAGAAGAGCCGACAACTGATGAACAACCTGTAGTAAACGCTAAATAGGCGTTATTTTTTATGTCCAAAAAAGTTAATTTGAGGTAATATTATCCTATCATTTATAAAAGGTGGAGATAATATGCCGTTTAGAAAGCCAGTTTCAACAAGTGGTGGGCCTACGTGGTGGAAAAATATTCAACAGAATGAACACTTTATCATGCAAAAGAACAAAAGTATTTTTTGGCCATATAAGTATCGTATTTTGATGAGAAGTAACAGTAAAGAAATCGCAAATGCTAACGATTTAGAGACAATCAACTATGACTGGGAATATCTTAAAAACAATGCTGTTCCAAGAGCTGATGAACAAGGCTTCTTGGATGTTAATGCTGGAATAGAAAAATTTATAACACAGCTTATAAAATCAAAAATTTGATGTAAAAAAGAGAGCTTATTAGTTAGCTCTCTTTTTGTTTTTTCAAAAAGGAGGCTGATTATGAAATTATCAGCAGAAGTATTTGATTTAAAGGATTTAGCTACACCAGCGGTTAGTTTCGCTGGCATTACGGGTGGATCTGTAGGAGTCGTATTAGGAATGATTTATGGTGATAACACAATTAATGTTATGGCAGCTTTGTTGTTATTCTCGATTGTAGGTTTAGATTGGGCTGGAGCTATTGCAGCTGCTATTAAAGATGGTACCTATTCTAGTGAATATGGAAAAGTTGGCGTTATTCGAACAGTTGTTATTTTAGTCCTCCCTGTAATTGGCCGCTTAATGGATTTAGTTATTGGCACTCCAAACGTTGCCTTTTTATTTATTACAGGAGGCTTAATTTATCACAACTTCATGAGTATGACAGCTAACTTTGCTAGGGCTGGATTTGAGAAGTGGATTCCAAACAAGATGCTTCAAGCTGTAGCATCTGAAATAGAGGCTAAGATTACACGCTCAGAGGGTCGCAGGGAAGCGATTAGCCCTAACCCAATAGAAACGCCTTCATTGACGCCTGCTACTCCTGTAACGCCGCTAGAAACAACTGAAAACCCATTAATTTCTACGGAGTTGCAAAAAGATACACCAAAAGCTGAATAAAACTCAAGCCGCTACCTAGATAGCGGCTTTTTTATATACAAACTTTTAAGAATACTGGAGGTAATTAGAATGGCTAAATTAAAACGGATTTTTTGGGATAAGGGACACGGCGGTAAAGATCCAGGTGCAGCTGATAATGGATTACAAGAGAAAGTACTGGTACACAAAATTGTAGAGTATGCGATGGCTTTCTTATTAGCTTACTATACAGGCTTTGTACAAAAGACAAGTCGTACAGGTGACACATATCCTACTTTGCCTGAACGAGCTAAAATGGCTAAAGCTTTTGGAGCGGATGCATTTGTAAGTGTTCATATTAATGCTGCGAGTGGTAAAGGAAACGGCTATGAAAGCTATGTATATAACAAAAAGGCAACAAAGGAATCGAGAGAACTCCAAGACTCCTTGAATACTGAGATTCTAGCAGCTATGCGCAAATTTGGTGATATTAAAGCACATGGTGGAGATATGGAGCGTGAAGCTAATTTATCTGTTTTACGTAATTCCCATCCTATTCCTGGTGTTTTAACTGAAAACCTATATATTGATTCATCTGACCATGTTTACTTGCAAAACGAAGAGTTTTTAAAAGCTGTTGGCCATGCCCATGCAATTGGTGTTGCTAAGTTCCTAGGTTTAAGTAAAAAGGATGAAGCAAACGATACTGTTGAACCAAAGCCGGTTGTAGTTGAAGCTCCAGCTGGAAAAGTAGATAGTGTAATTATTGAAAAGCCAAAAGCTACAGGTGACAGTGGTATGAAGTCTATTCAAGTCACACTAAACACACGATATGCTGCCGGTTTAAAAGTTGATGGTTTATATGGTCCCGCTACAAAGAAAGTCTTGATAAAAGGACTACAAACAGAGCTAAATAAGCAATATGGAGCTAAGTTAGCTGTGGATGGCATTTTTGGAAGTAGTACTGCAGCAGCCGTGGTAAATGTGAGTCAAGGTGCTCGTGGTAATATTACGTGGATCCTGCAGGCTTCTCTTTATGCTTTGGGCTATGATACAAAAGGCGTAGATGGCGTATTTGGCAGCGGAACAACAAAAGCGGTTAAATCATTCCAGAAGAATAGCGGTATTTCTGCAGATGGTATTGCTGGGAAGAATACATTTAATAAATTACTTGTTTAAACTGAGTAGAAAATCGTTAGTTTGTCTAAATGAGTACAGAGTTTCACAAATAGATAAAAGCATCAAAACTTATTTTCAGAATAAGCTTTGATGCTTTTAAAATTTCAGTTTATATTCACTTTTAGAAAATACTCATAATGCATTAATAGCTCTAAACTTATCCTATGGGACCTCTTATTTTGTCTTTATCTTCATGATAATCCCATTGACGGTCTTCTAATCGTCTATCTTCAAAACTTCTTCCGGCTAAATCATCGTAGTGGTTAACTACATCTCTACTTTCCCCAAAACGACGTGCATTTGTAGCAGCAGTCTCTGCAAATTCTTTTTGTTGCCTTGCCTGTTCTTCTTCCCATTTTTTACGCCTTCCATCTGCTGAATAAGGGTCAACGATTTCTTCGTCATTATCTGTTCTGTGCCTAGAAAAGCTATCATTACTTGTAAAACTATTATATGTATTTGTGTATGTGTTCTCTTTTACCAAAGTGTCTTTATTAGGCTCATATTCATCTGAAGAATCGTCATACGGTTCAAACGTATAAGGAGAATACCCTGCTGCTATTAATTGGCCATGATTCCATCTTTCATGAGCTTTTTCAAGAGAAGTTACCTTATATTTAAAAAAGGATCTATACATACTTTCAAGACATTTATCAAGTTGATAAACACTTAAATCATAAGGTAAAATCCTCCTGAAGTCTGCCGCTATTTGTTCTCTTGAATCTCGACTCTTATTAAATAAAATTGGATATTGTGCCTTAAGGTTATTAACTGGAACCTCAACTTCTTGATGATAACGTTTCTGTTCTTGTTTCTTCAAAGTTTTCGAAATGGGCACTCCAAGGATTAGGTAAAGAATTGGATAACAAATAGCAAATCCAAAGATAAAAGACACTGCTACCCATACAATAAAATTCTCGAACAAATTATACCCTGTATGGAATGAATTCACTATAAACAAACCAATAACACCTGGTATGGTTACAGGGTTTATTCTACCCTCCTTATTAATAACTAGACGACTGAAGAGTGTAGGTTGCTGTTTCTTTTTTTCTTTCTCCCAGTTAGCCCCGATGAGTTTGTCTCTCTCTTCAGCAATTTTTTGATTTATGTCCTTTATGGTTTTTTCTTCTTGTTGCAATCTTTTTAAACGATTCATTGCCTCCTCTAGTTGTCCTACAATTTTCTGTCGATTTTCTTCTGCTAAATTGCTTTTGTAACGTTGCAAAGACTTTCCTCCTTAAATAGACTTAGGTAAATATACCTCATAATGGTTCATGTGTAAATATATTCTCTATTGAACAACATTAAATGAATTATTGCCTGGTGCACCTAACGTTTCTCTTTTACGCATCCAGCTAACAACAATCTAAAATCTATTGTAATAATTAAAAATCGGTTATTTTTACCTATCAGGATAATTTATCATGTAAAACTCCTGAGTTGAATTGCGACTAGTTTTTAGAACTGCCTTTTTTATATAAATCCTAAAATCCTATTAAATGGGCAATTATCAGTTGCATATTTAATAGGATTTCATAGTTTAGTTAATATAAGGAGGCAGAAAAACAATGATAAAACGTATTTTTTGGGATAAAGGGCACGGAGGACAAGATGCAGGAGCAGTAGGGAATGGACTGCAAGAAAAACAACTCACACACAAAATTGTTGAATATGCCATGGATTTTCTCTCATCTAACTACACAGGTTTTATACAAAAGACAAGCCGTACAGGTGACACATATCCATCCTTAACAGAGCGTGCCAGAATGGCAAATGAGTGGAATGCAGATGTTTTTGTTAGTGTGCATATTAATGCTGGTGGAGGAAGTGGATATGAAAGTTATGTTCATATAACTAAAGCAAGCAAAGCGTCTATTTCTCTTCAAAACTATTTAAATAATTCAATATTAAGTGCAATGCGTAACTTTGGGAGTGTTAAAGCGCATGGTGGAAACATGGCAAGAGAGGCTAATTATTCGGTGTTACGTAATACAAATGCTCCTGCCGTATTAACAGAGAATTTATATATCGATTCATCTGATTCTCAATATTTAAAAAATGAACAATTTTTAAAAGCAGTGGGGCAGGCACATGCAATTGGAGTTGCAAAATTTTTGGGATTACCAAGTAAATCAGCTCCTTCAAAAACGCCAACAAATGTTCAGTCGCCAACAAAATCAGAAGCTATTGGCACAGTAAAGATACTAGTGGATGATCTGTGGTACTACAACAAGCCTGACTGGAATGCAAAAGTAGGAAAAGCTAAAAAAGGTGATGTATTCACAGTTGTTAATAAAATCAAAGTAAATACCGCTTATATGTACCAGTTAATTAGTGGCACATACATCACAGCTGCAACGAAATATGTGAAGTTCACTAAGAAATAAGTAAATTCCAAGCTGTTTTGAAATCTAAAGGTTATTGATTAAATCCCTGCTCTTCGGAGTGGGGACTTTTTTCTGTATATTAATAGTAATAATTGACTATTAACTGGTAATATAGGAACATATTAATAATAGAAAAAAATTGAAGGTGATGAAAGTGTCTTTTGATCAATTAGTTAATGGTAACAAATTGCCTGTTTTATTCGTAGGGTCGGGATTTAGTAGAAGATATTTAAACTCTCCTGATTGGAAAAATTTGTTGATTCAGGTGTATGAATTTATAGGAAAGAGAGAGATTCATTTCAAAACTCTCCAGCAGAAATTAAGAAATAGATCGGAGTATAGACACCTTGGAGAAGGCGAGCTTAATGCAATTATTGCAGAAGAAATGGAAAGAGAATTTAATGATTATTTTTATGAAAGTGAGTTAGTTGATCAATATCCGGATTGGGTTGAAGAAGAGGTAAACCCTTTTAGGAAATGCATAGCAACTATATTAGGAGAATTAAATTTATTAAAGGAGAAAGAAGAAGAAATAGATGTTTTTAAAAAACTTAAAAATAAAGTTATGTCTGTGATAACAACTAACTATGATACTTTAATTGAGCACTTATTCGAGTTACCAAGAGCAAGCACTTTTATTGGGCAACCCCAATTGTTTAATCCTGAATCTTTAGAGTTAGGTGAACTTTTTAAAATCCATGGATGTGTAACTGAACCGGATAGAATTGTCATCTCAAAGACGGACTATGACAACTTTAGAGAAACTGCAAAGTTATTCACTGCAAAGTTATTAACTTTAATTTCCGAAAACCCTGTAGTGTTTATTGGTTATTCTATTAGTGATCCTAATATACAACAAGTACTTACTGACTTAGTTAGATGTCTATCTAGAGAACAAATCGAAAGCTTAAAAACTCATTTTTATTTAGTAGAGTATGCACCTGGTGTTGAGGAGTTAGTTGAGCAACAATTTGTTTTTGAAGCTAAATCCTATAATGGTGAGAAAACAGTTTTTCCAATCACTATTATCAACACAGATAATTACAAAGAAGTTTATACAAAATTGTTAAATTTAACACCAGCTATGAATATTAACACAGTCAAACAAGTAAAGAGAATACTAAAAGATATAGTAATTGAGTCTGTGGAATCTAAAGAGAAAACCGATGTTATGACAATTCTCATGGACGATATTAGTAAGTTAACTCAAGCTGATCAAAAATTTGCTATTGCGATTGGTAATGTGAAAGATATAAACAATGCATACGGCTATAACCTAAGACCTATTGTAGATGTATTAGAAGATGTCTTATTCGATAATAAATCTTTAGATCATAAAAAATTGGTTAAAGAAACTTATGAGAATTCTTATTTTAAAGCTAAGCGTATACTGCCAATATACAAATATTTAAGCAGCTTATCTGAAGAGGAATTAAACGCTTGTCCAAATGTTTCAAGGTACATTGAATGTCATAGCGAAAAAGAAGATTATTTAAATAGAAGTATCATAAAGACAATAGGAAATTTTCCAAGAGCCACATCTATGAGCCAATTACCTTCCGAATGGACCAATTGGAGAAAAATGTTATGGATTATCAAAAACTTTGATGATATCCCTTTGGATGAAGTTCAAGGGTTTTTACAAGAGGAGTTTAGTAATTACAATGACTTTACTGATAATGAAAGAAGTTCTTTTCATCGCTTGGTATCGTTATATGACTTATATAGATATAAGTTGTAAAATAAAAATAACTCTATGGAGGGGTCACACACTTAGTGCGTGAGTTCCATAGAGTTATTTTCTTCTAAGATATTATATGCTGATTATATTCCAATATTTACGCATAGTCAAATAATTTATTTTTCTGATAACGGATATTTGAGGTGGTCATTATGGAAGCTAAGGAAGACAAATACACAGATATAGATGTAACAAAGATTTATGAATACGCTGATCTACCGGATAAAATTTCAGTTCGCTGTGATTACTGCGGCAGTGTTAAATTCAAAAGCAGCGTAGGTGGCGGCAAGTTTTTACGTGAGTGTACGAGTTGTGGGATGAAAAAGAACATCTGAAGCAGAATTGTGGACAGCTGTATTTTACAGGAGTACACTTTATAACGATGGTTATTTTACTATCATCACTTTACTGTTTGACAATGTAATGTTGTCGAGACCCTTTGTTATCTCCCCTGATAGCAAACGATCCCCTTAGCAAATCCTTTTCTGTTTGATGGCAGAAAAGGTAAAACCCACTGCTCTTATGAGTAGTGGGTTTATTTTATTAAAAATTATAATTCTAAATTATATCTTTCAAGTACAACATCTACATCCTCATTTGTTATTCGGGAGTACGCTGCAACGAGATTGCTTGTTAAGTAATTAAGTTCTTTTTCTGCTGATGCCCCTTGTTGGCTTAGATCGAACAGCATAAGTATGCTTCTTAGAAATAAATCACACGGAAATTTCAAACTTTCTGGTCCTCCATCTATTTCGTTTAAATGAACTTTCTCCTGTAAATCCTCACATAAATTAATTAAATTTCCTATCTTACTTGTTCTTTGCATAGCTAAACCCTCCTTTGTCTCTTACAAAGCTATGTATGTATTTGGAGGGTTTAGAACTTGAAATTATAACATTCTAATTAGCGTCTATTGAGTTCTGATTAATCCATTCAAAAACTTTATCTCTGGGGTATCTTCCTTTAATTTTAGACAACCGTGGAAATGATGGATCTGCTGTTAACTTAGTGACAGTGGAATCAGCAATCTGAAAGATTTCTGCAAGATCTTTATTTGTCAGTACTGGTGGATAAGAAAAATAATTTTTACCATCTTCTACTCCCTTTTTATAAGCTTCTTTAAATAATTCCTCCATCTGTGAGTTGAAAACCTCTGCTTCAAGTCCCTCGAAAGTTATGAGTGTACGTACCATAAAGCTCCCACCTTAATAAAGATTTCTAAAGATAATAACTTATTTTCCTTCCTCAAATTCATACAGATCTTCTGCTGTACAATCCAATAATTTAGTTAATTGAAATAAACGCGGTACTGAAGGATAGCTTTCACCTGTTATGTACTTGGTTAATTGTCTCTCTCCAATACCTAATTTTTTAGCAATGAAATTTTTTCGGTACCCTGATTCTTCTATATATTCTCCGATTTTATTTTTTGTACATCTCATATAATTTCCCCTTTTTAGAAATTAAATTTCTAAATAATTGAATTTTAATGGCATATAAGACAGACCTTCTTTAATACCATTTAACATACCAAAGAAAATTCCTTTTAAAAGTACCAAATTTAATTCCGTAAATAGTTCCTAATGATGTTACCGAGTAGGAAGCCGTTCCACGCTTTTAAACGGAACATCAAAATGTGATAACCACAATATTTCTTCCAATTATTTGAGTGCCGTTTAAAAGAGACTATCCTATAGGATACAAAAGAAAAGGGGTGTAGGTGTGCTGATTGAAATCACAACCTCAATTGCTGCAGCTTCTATTTTAGGTTTAGCTCAATTGAAGAAGGAGGGAAGCGCTGAAGATGACGCGAAGAAAATCAAACAAATTGCAGATAATGTGGGATTAAAAAAAGCTGGCCAGTCTATCCGGATGCATCGCAGATACCGTCCTAAGAACAAAAAATACACAGAGTATGTCTATCAAATTCCTTTAGGTTTAGGTTTGCAGGATTTTAAAGATCAAATCGATAAATTTGAAGATGGGCTGAATAACAAAAAAACAGTATTCACCTTTAAGTTAGGCGATATAAAAAAAATAAATCTTAAAGAATTGCGTAAAATCAAATCAATTCCAGGCATTTTTGAAGAAATAAAAAGAGTCTTTGGAGAAAAACACCTTATACGAAAAACTATTCATATGAGCTATGATGGAATGTTACGAGTGAAGGTATATGATCAAGATATACCTGCTTACCTTCCTTTTAATGAAGCCATCTGGGAGCAATGCAAGAAATGGCATGTTCCTATTGGAGAAACAAAGGACGGAATTCATTTTATACGTTTAGATGATGGGCACGCTGTAATAGCTGGGACCACGAGATACGGTAAAACTACATTCTTACATTTGTTGATTAACACTTTTATTAAATTACATCCTAATGAAGTTGAATTTAGCCTCATTGACTTGAAATCAGGGTTATCTTTTCAACGCTATAAAGATTGCAAACAGGTAATGAACCTAGCTGAAGATTTAGAGAGCTCACATTCCTGTTTCAGAGCAATTATACAAGAAATGAAACGTCGAAAAGTCTTGTTTAAAAAATTAGGTGTGGAGAAGATTCAAGATGTAAAAGAGCCTATGACGAGGCACTATGTCATTATTGATGAAGCAAGCAACCTTGATTATAGGCGCATGGAGCTAGAGACAAAAGAAGATATTCAAAGAGCAAAATTTTTGTATGAGCAATGCAAGGCCTGGATGAAAACTATTGCTTGTGAAGCAGCAAGTCTGGGTATTTATTTAGTTTTCTCAACTCAATATCCGACTGTAGAGGTACTGGATAGCCAAGTGAAGGCAAATACGATTACAAAAGTTTGTTATCGATTGGATACCGGTAATCAGAGTCTAGTTGTTCTTGATCATACGGGAGCTGAAGATATTACAGTCAAAGGAAGAGCTATTGTAAGGACACCGGATGGAACAAATGAGGTACAGAGCTATTTCTTAGAAGATGAACAAATTAAAAAGGTTATTACACCTCATATCAACATTCAACCTCGAAAGGATGATGATAATGAACAAACTGAGCAAAAAGGAGCAGAGAACCGATCAGATACTCCTGTCCTTAAAAAAACTAGACTTTCTTAACAGAACACAGCTTCAAACCCTACACGACCTAGGATCAGATCGGAATGCTCGTAAAGTAATGCAAAACTTAGATGAGTACGTTCATTACTTTCGTGATGGGGAAAAAATTTATTATTTATCTAAGGAAGGGAGAGAACGCGTTGATTGCAATAAAGTTCGTAAAAAAACTATTCAAGCTCGTCATTATGTTATGAGAAATTATTTATACATTGCGTATGGTTGTCCGGAGACATGGGAAAATGAGATCTTACTAGAGATAGAAGGACACGTGAAGGTGGTTTGTGATGCTATTTTCGAAGAAAGAGGAAGTGATCATATTATTGAAATTGACCATACTCAGAAGATGAGTGTTAACAAACTGAAAATTAATAAGTATCGTCAGTTATTTAACTCGGGAGCATACAAAACAAAGCCTAAACTTATCTGGATGACCACCACTGATTATAGACGTAAGCAATTACTAAAGCTCTGCGAAGGTTTAAATGTTGAGGTTTTTACTATTACAGATTTTTATTAGGAGGAGTTCATATGTTTACATCTAAGAAAATTAAAACGGTTGGTACAGTTAAAGAGTTTCTAACAGGTCAAGAAAAGAAAGTGAAACAAGATTGGGTACCTCTTGCTGCCGCTGGTTCAGCACTTCCTCTTAGCCTAAACACTATGCCTACATTCTCATTTGCCGCGACAAACACCTCTGTTGATGTCTCTCAAAAAGTTATTTCCGCATTTGATCCATTAACTGAATTAGTAAAAGGATTGTCTTATCCGTTGGCTTTCCTGGCTTTTAGTGCAGCAGGTATCTATTGGTTGATTGGAAACCGTCCAAAGGCAGTTGAAATGATGCAAGGGGCTACGATTGGTTATATCATTGTGCAGCTGTCGCCAATGCTTATGCGTTTGCTTGTATCTGTGACAGCAGGATTCTAAGGAGGGACTCTTATGTGGGGCAAAGTTCAAACCGTAGGAACAATTACAGAATTCATAAATAAAGAGGCTACACTAGGAACGGCAGCCTCTTTCAATGAGTTGCTAGATTGGGCACTCCATCCTGTTGAGCAGACAAAAGAAGTTGGGGCCAATATAGCATATGACAAAATTGAACCTTTCTTAGATATTATATGTGTTATGTCTTATCCACTTGCCAGTGTCACAATTACAATGGCTGGATTAATGTATATTATGAACTTCAAAAGGAAAAGTATTTCTTGGCTAACAAAAACAAGTATAGCCTATGTATTTATTCAGTTGCTGCCAATGTTAACAAAAGCTATAATACAGATGCTAATCGTATAA